GCCGCGCAGCTCACGGTAGCGCGCCAACTAGCTGCTGGCCTGGGTCTTTCGCCAGACGTAGTCGCGACGCTGATCAACCCACGGCTGCTGGCAGCGGCGCCGTCCATTGTGTCAACGGTGGCGGCGACGCTGACCAACCCGAAAGCGCTGGCGGCAGCCGTTGGGGTCACGCCGAGCGTCTCAATGGCGCTCACGAATGCGCGCGCGTTGGCCGCCGCTCTTGGTGTTTCGCCAGCCGTCGCGGCGACGCTGTCCAATCCGCTATCAAGCCCGCTCAACATTGCAGGATGCGTTGCGTGGTTCGACATGCAGGACGCAGCCAGCTACACGCAAGCTGGCACCGTCACATCGATCACTAATAAGGCGAGTTCAGTTGCGTGGAACACAGCTCAGACCGCCTTCCCGAACTATTCCGCCGCGGGCCTCAACGGTCATCCGTGCATGGACCTAAACGGCGTCACGATGGGCATTTCCTCAACGGAAGCCGCCGTGGTGTCAGCCTTCACCAATACGCCGGCCTACACAGTTCTGGGCGTAGTGCAGCAGGATCTAGTCGATAGCGTCAATGCCTGGTTCGGCTTCGGATCTTCAGCCGTATCGGGTGTTCCAAACTCTGGCTACTTCGGCACGAACACGACGGCCGCCGGCGTTTGGATTGCAGCGGTCCGTACCTCTGCCGGGACTGCGATCAATGCCGAGTCGTCGGCCACGGCTAACTCAAACGCTAACGTCCAGGAAGTTTGGCACACAGGCACCATGGTCTCCTGGTCGAGCAATGGCGCAGCGGCTGACCCGAGCGCCATTGCTCAGGACTCTGCGTCGGTGGCTCCAAATAGGTGCGCCATAGGCTGCAATCCTCGACAGACCCCCGTCGCTTTCCTGGACGGGAAGATCGGCGAGATTGTGATTTACAACACCGAACTCAGCGCCGCTCTCAGGTCTCGAGTTCGTCAGTACCTCGGGACCAAGTGGGGGATCTCGGTCGCAGCATGACCAGAGGCGAAGCGATCGCAAGGTTGGCTAGGGTGGACCCGCGCGCAAGTGTCGCGGTGGACGAGTTCGTCGAGAATGGCGCCGCCAGGCACCGCTACCGCTACGTCAACCCTGACGGAGCTGGAGTTTGCACCATTGAGATCGACGCCGAGCCGGGCGATCTACAAGTCGCGGAACTGGTCAAGAATCTCCCTATCCCTGCGGACCGACGCTCTGAGGCGGCGGCCATCATGAGCGGCAGGGCGCCAGTCGCCGCGCCCCGTTGAAACGAAGCACCTAGATGGCCAAACCGATCAACGAAGACATCTCGGTCGTGCGCGGCGATGATGACGATAAGTTCGTCGACTTCAGCGTCGACGTCTCCGAGCTCGATGAGGTTTGGTTCACGGTCCGCGAGGAGTGGCGCACTGAGAGCGACGCCAGCGATGGCGCCGTGGTGTTCCAGGCCAAGATGAGCACTGGCGGGATGCAGGCTGGTAGCACCAGCAAGCAGCTGCGGTTGCCCCTGCCGAGTGCGCAGACCACCACCTGGTGGTTTTCCCAGTACGTCTACGACGTGCAGGTCTCCGCGGGCGGGAAGATCACGACGACACAGCGGGGGATCCTCCGTGTTGAGCCGGACGTTACGGCGTCGCTTGCGTAGCGCGCCAATCACCTCACCGCCGCGCTCGGCTCGCCCGTCGCCTCCCACGCCAGGCGGTGAGCGCGTGCGGTTCTTTTGGAGACAGAAATGGAAACCGAAGCCATCGGCGCCATCGCGCGCGAAGTGTCACCCGCTGCCATAGCCGGAGCGATCGTCGCCGTCCTGCTGGCATTCAGCCGCAAGGCTCCGCTCATGACTCGACTGTGGGCGATGCTCCCGCACCCGTGGCCTGTCGTGATACCGGCGCTCGTCGCGCTGATCCCGCAGATCGTCGATGTCATGAAGGACGTTTCGACCTGGGGAGGCTTCGCGCTCTCGCTGTTTACGGCGTTCTCGATCGCGGCGCCCGGCTTCGAGGCTGCGCGACCCAAGGACAAGGATGACAAGGGACCGCCGAGCGGAAAGCCCGTTGGCCCCTGGGTGGATGTCGACGCCGAGAAGACGCCGCCGAGTTTGCCGGGCGTAACCCGCTTCATCGCGATCGGCTGGATGCTGCTCGCTTGCGCGCTGCTCGGCGGCTGCGGCCTCTTCACGGCACAGGGCGCCAAGAGCGCGCAAGATCTCGCTCACGACCTCTGCGTACTGCACTACGGCAAGGCTAAGCCCGCGTTGTCGCTCGATGACGTCGCGCGCACGTATTGCAAAGACGTCGACCCCTGGCTCGAGGCCATCGTTGGCGCTGAAAAGCTGGGCGCCGCCAAGGCTGCGGCGAAGGCGCCGAAACGATGATCCGCCGCGGTCTCGGCTACCTGCCCGACGCGCCCAGCATCCACGATCGGCTGTTCCGCGCGCACCCGAAGTCAGCAATCTCCCTGCCCGCGTCCGTTTCGCTCTGGGATGACCGCTGCGAGATCAAAGATCAGGGGCAGACAAACAGCTGCGTCGGGCAGGCCTTCAGTCAAGGCATCCGTCTGGCGTATCTGTTCGCCGGCATCGACTGCCCGGAGCTGAGCGCGGAGTTCGTGTACTACCTCGCGCGTCTCCAGCACGGTGGCGAGAATGAGGACGTCGGCACATACCTGCGGTCAGGCGCTCAGGCCGTGAAGAAGTTCGGCGCGGCCACCGAGGAATCGTGGTCATTCGAAGAATGGCGCATCAACGAGAAGCCTAGCTTGGGCGCGCTCCAAAGCGCTTACGACCGCATGCGGGGCTACTACCGCATTGAGGAAGGCGACATCGACGGCGTGCGCAGGGCGCTTGCCGCTGGCTGTCCCGTCGTTGGCGGCTGGCAAGTATCGGAGTCCTTCCTTTATTGGGAAGGAGGAACGATCCCCGAGCAGACGAGCGATACCGTCGGTGGGCACGCGCTCTGTCTCGATGGGTACGACTCCGACGGCACCTTCACGGGAGTCAACTCGTGGGCCAGAGACTGGGCTGACGAAGGCCGCTTTCGGGCGAGTGAGCGTTTCGTAAAACAAGCAAATGACCTTTGGGCCCTGGACGTGACGCCATGAAAAGCCCGCTCATTGCTTTCCTCGCGCTGGCTTGCAGTACCGCTCCGCTGCCGCCCGTGCCGCCGGTGCCCGCGGGCGAAGCGTCGTGCGCTACCGCCTGCCGTCGCATGCAGGATTTGCGGTGCCCAGAGGGCGACAACACTCCAGCCGGCGCTTCATGCCTCAACGTCTGCTGGAACGCGGAGGAGAACGGCCTCACGTTGCCCGTGCGCTGCCTGACCGAGGCCAGGAGCTGCGACGCAGCGGAGCGCTGCCAATGACCATCGCCGCCCTCCTGATCGCGCTCGTGATCATCGGCGTGGCAATGGCGCTCCTGCCAATGGAACAGACGGTCCGTCGCCTGATCCTGGTGATCGTCGTGGTCGTGGCGCTGGTCTGGCTGCTCTCGGCGCTGGGTATCTTGCCGGCTGTGAGGTTTCGGTGAGACGCGCGTTTGACAAAGTGCGCACGGGCATCGCGCTCGCACAGGTCGTTGGAAGCCTGCTGGCCTGGGTGATCCTGGAGACTAGACGGTGATCGCCAGGTACCTCCCCGACAAGCTCACGCCGCTCACGCCAGCGCAAGCAATCGTGGCGCTTCGCAGGGCGTACGAGGCTGTTGAGGGAGAGCGCCCGTCGCCGGATTGTCTCGCGATCCACACGGCACAGAGTGCACTTGAGGCGGCCCGGTGGAAGTCGCTGCACAACTTCTGCTTCACGAATGCCAAGGCGAGCGCGAGCTATCCAGGGCTCTTCTCTTGCTACAAGTGCAACGAGAAGCTGAAGGATGGGTGGCACTGGTACGTGCCGGAGGGTGAGCTCGTCGGTGGCTTCGGTACAGCGCTGAAAGGAGCGCCGCTTCCAGTGCCCGACGGTCACCCACAGACGCGCTTCCGTGCCTTCACCAACATCAACGCGGGCGCTCTTGACCACATGCAGCTCGTGAGGCGTAAGTGGCCCGAAGCGTGGACGGCCGCGCGTGGCGGTGACGTTGCGGGATTCGTCCACGGTCTCAAGATGCGCAACTTCTTCACCGCCGATGAGGCTCCTTATCTCAAGGGTGTGGCCAGCTTGATGCGCGAGTTCCTGCCACTGGTGAACCAGTCGAGCGCGACGCCGCCTGAGCCGCCCCCAGACGACGAGCAGACGCGCTGCGAGGCGCTTGCGTGCGTCGCACCGGATCCGGATCGGTATCTCCACACCGAGGCAGTAATCGCCAGCATGAACAGCATGGGTGGCGTGTGGGATGCTATCCGCAACGAACGAAACGCCGCGATGCGTGAGCCTGACTGAGCAGCTTCGAAAACTCCTGATTCTTGCATCGGCGGGGGCCAATCCAATGACCCCCATGAGCGCACTGGCTCTCGCCACCTACACCCGCCCACGCTTGCGACTGATCATGCCCGAAGACACCGACCGCGTGACTCCCACTGATATCGCTCCGCCGCCCAGCGTGGACGAAGTTCCAATCACGCAGCCGCCGGGCAAGCTGGAGACGATGCTGCCAGCGCGCACGCCGAGCGACTTCAAGGAGGTCGCGGTCAACGATGTCCTTGCTGCGCAGCGCCAACTCCAGCGGGGGCTCGACGACTTGCTTGGACCCGGCGGGAGACTCGAGGCCCAGACCGCAGCCATCGCCGCCGTTGTCGACAACGCGGCCGCCAAGTGGGACGGAACCTACCGGCTACTTGCCGGCGAGATGCAAACGTTTCGCCAGCAGGTTGAGGCCAAAGACCGCGAGCAAGACACCAAGCTCGAGCGCGTCATGAGCGAGCTGGTGGCGTTGCGAGCGCGCGTCGAGGTGCTTGAGCGCGAACGCGGAGGCGGACGCGAGCTCAGCGAGGTTAAGTCGCTGCTCACGGCGCTGTTCCTACGCATGGAGATGCAGGAGGCCAACGGGGCGCCCGCCAAGGCGACGCTTTCGGGTCGCGTGATCCTCGTCGTCGAAAACGAGGACTTACTCGTCCGTACGCTCAAGCGCGTCCTGGTCAGCCGTGGCGCTCAGGTACTCACCGCGCGCAACTTCGACGAGGTCCGCACCGAGCTCAGCTCCTCGGCAACCGACTGCGTGCTACTCGACATCCGACTCGAGGCCGACGACGGGATGGAGATCGCCAAGTGGTTGATCGCTCAGCGCGCACTGCCCAAGGAGAGGATATTGCTCCTGACCGGGCACGCCAACCCCGAGCACCAGGCGGCGGCCAAGCGACTCGGGCTCGTGGTCCTCGAGAAGCCGATCGCTGCCGCGGATTTGGTTGCCGCGATCCTGTCGAGCATCGAGACTCCCTCCAACTAACGATCACCGATGACCCCGCCCGCACCGGGAGACAAGCCGCCCGGGCCGCGACGCGTTCCCACCGACCCGCAAATCATCGACCTAGAGCCGGAGCCCGAGGTGCTGGCTCGCCGGCGGTTCGACCGCCCGCAACCTCGCAGGGCGACGATGCCGGGGCTGGCGCCGGTTAGACTGCCGGGGGCGCCGGAGCTGCCGGCCGAGTTGGCCCCGACCAAACCGGCCCCGTCAGCCGCAAAGGCTGGCCCTACGCTGCGCGTGACGCCCGCGTCGGGGCAAGACGTCGCCCGCGTTGAGCCACCAGCCAGCGGGCGCGCAGAGGCCCGCGAGGCCCTGCTCGAAAGCGAGCTGACGAAGGCGCGTGCGCAGGTCGCGGAGCTCGAGCGGCAGGCCCGCGTCCGCACCGAGTCGCAGGGCCCTGGCCCCTACCAGGCCCCCGTCGTCGCCCAGGAGCGCCCCACCAGCGCCCCCGAGAGCGCCGCTGGAGATGGGTCGACCAAGGCGCTACGGAGCGCACTGACCAAGCTCGTGCTGGCCCTGGCGGCGTTCCTGGCGCTCCTGGGCGTGCCGCTGACCGCCTACATCCAGTCGCTCACTGCCAAGATCGACCGCTCGACCGCGCAGGCCGCCCAGGCCAACGCGCGCGCCGACGCCGTCGAGGCCAGGGCAGAGACCAAGATCAAAGAACAGGTGGCCTCCGACAAGGAGTTCAGGCAGTACCGAGCGAACACCCGCGAGGTGTGGCGGCTGCTCGGGGTCGAAATGCCGAAGACCGAGGGCGATCCGGACCCGAATGACCTGGAGCCCTACACGCCATTGTGCGCTCCGGGAAAGGTTTGCCCGGGGCCGCAGCTGATTCTCAGGCGGGCACCGTGACCCCTCGCCGCAAGCCCGCCGTCCACATCCAGGACGAGGCGCTACCCATCCTGGCGCTCTGCGGCGCCCGATGGGAGTTGACACAGCATGGCGGCCGCGTGGCGAGCTCGACTGAGCCACCGGTCGTGATCGACGAGGTCGGCAGTGTGAACGCTGTGACTTGTCGCACGTGCCTCGACGTGCATCGGCGGCGGCTGCGCGCCAAGAAGTAGCTCGCCTCACCTCTCCGGTAATTCCGGATACCTCACCCCTGTCACCTCACGGTGGCGGGGGATTTTTCGCGTTTTGTCAGCGCCAGCCCGACGCTCCACCCCGCTGGATCTGACGGGTCAAGGATTGCGGAGCGGGGCTGGCTCCTACCTATCGGGCGGGGGAGTCACCCAGTTGCGTACCGCTTGCGATCTTTTCCGTCAGTGAGGTGTTTCCAGCGCCGTCCCGTGACGGCTTGCCAAAGCGCTCCGTAACGGACGCCCAATTCACGAGCAACCTCGGAGAGTCTCTCGCCGGCATCCCAGCGCTCGCGCGCCAGGAGGATCGTTGCGTCACTTAGAACGTGGTTGACTCGACTTTCTCCTGGTGCTCGGTTGCCGTTGCCGCGCCCCTTGGCAGCCATGTCGTCGGAGTTGTCTTGGGTGGTGCCCACGAATAGGTGGTCTGGCCGCACACAGGCACGGTTGTCGCACTTGTGGCAAACCAGTAGACCGGTAGGGATAATGCCAACGAACAGCTCGTACGACACGCGGTGCGCTGGTCTTCGTCTCGTGCTGCCGTAGCGTTCCGGATCCTTGATGCCTTTCCAGACCCAGCACGGTCCCAGCTCGGCACGGACAACTGGCCCGGCCTTGTTAACGCGAGACATGAAACGCTCCTCCGTGAGTGCGACTGAGCACCTTTTGCTGCAGTGCTTCACACGGCCGCGTCGCACATCGTTCAGCCAAGCTCGAAACTCTTTCTTGCAGACCGGACACACGCGCATAGCGCTGCCCCAGCTCTGGAAGTGCGCCACTCTGGCGGCCTCCTTTTCGGCAGTCTTGAGCTTTTCGGCTGCGCGGCGAGCAATTGCGGCAGGCGTTGCCTTTTTAGCTCTCCTGTACGCTCGATAGCATTCGCGACAGGTCCCGCGCAGGCCGCTGCTATTGCAGGCGTCGCGAGCCATCTCCAGCACTGACTTGTCCTCACCGCACTTGTTGCAAGTTAATCCCATGCTACCGCCCAAGCGCCCTTTCCAGCGCCTCTCGCACGAGAGTCGTCCGGGGTTCCCCGCGGCGTTTGCAGGCTTCGTCCAGCTCGCGCACGAGCGCGGCCGGCAACCAGAGCCCCTGCACGAGCTCTAGCCCGTTGGCCCGACGCTCGGCCGCTGTCAGGCTGCGACCAGACGGGCGCGGTTCCAGTTCGACAACGCGCGTGTCCGAGAGCGCCGCCCCCTCTCGCCGAATGAGCCGCAGCGCTTCGGCGGCAGCCCGCTTGCTCGTGAATGTGCTAGCCGCGGCGTCCGTCTCGTTGGTCTGGTTCAGGGTTCCGGTGATGCCTGGGCGCCAGCCCGTGCCGGTGGCGTTCCCACCGCGATAGCCGCCGCTGGTCGCCACGAAACCGAACGTGCCACGAACCTGAACCTGGTAGCGGCGAGTCACGGTGCACCCACGCGGCGAGCGAGCTCGGTAGCGATGTCATCGACGTACGCATTCTCCGCGTTCACGACAACTTGACGGTCGATGTCCCAGTACGCGCCCGAAACGTCGAGGACCATCTGCCCGGCGAGCCGATTCGAGATCTTCTCACCGTCGAGTGTGGCGGAGGAGATGTTTCCGGTCCCGTAGCGGTTGACCCGTAGCCCGAGCAGGTCCTCAGCCACCTGGCCCAGGTAGACGCGACGGCGTCCGGCTTTTTCCCAGAGTTTGCAGCCGTTGGCGAGCAGATAGCTGTCGGTGGCGCTCAGCGTCGTTTGCATACCCAGATGATAGCGCGCTGGTATACCAGCGCAAGTCAACGCTGTGTCGAAAGTCCGAATCCGGCAGAAAACATGCTGGTCCGTGACGTCGATTTGTTCGCGCTACCTAACCGGCTCCCGCTCTACCGTCCAAACGCCTCCGTGCACCCGCTGCAGCATCGCCGCCTCGGTCCGCGCCCTCACCTCGGCGCCGACCCACGGGTGCGCGCCGGCCATGTGAGTGACCCGGGCTCGGTGTACGTCACTTGTCCTCGCTCCCCATAAACGCCGACGTCGTCATCCCGACCGGTCCTGGCGCCGGCGTTGGCGCCGCCTCCCGCTGCTCCGGCGGGAGCAGCAACCCAGCCTCGGCATCGGCTGCCAGCTGCGCTGCCCGCACTACGTCGCGGATTTGTTTGTTCGACGCATCGCCCTTGGTCACGTATTCCGTCCACACCCACGAGGTCTCCGTCGTGGCCGGCAACATCACGCGCACCGCCGCGGCTCGGTGACGCTGGCGCACCGGAGCGTGCTCGCCCTGTGCCCACCTGACGGGCTGCTCGAGCTCGCGGACACGCTCGGCCAGGGCCAGCGCCGTCTCGCGCTGTATCGTCGCCTCGCGCACGAGGCCTGCGGGGTCTGCAATCGTCTCGAGGTTGATCACGTAGCGCCGGAGCGGTGCCGGGAGCGCGTTCACGGCTTCCGCGGTCGGCTGCCAATCATCCGGGATGTCGATACTGGGCATCCGGAGCTGTAGCACGTGAGGCGATTGGGCTCTGCTCTACCACACGTCCTCCGAAAAGAGCTTGCCGAGCCGCTCGCCCATCCCGCCCGGTTTGAGCTGACCGCACCGCTTGGCATGGGCAAACGCCGCCCCGCGCCTGGCGTACTGCTCGCCGTCGATCAGGAACCCCTGGTCGTCCTCACGGGCAGCGACGCTCTTGACGCCGGTCTGCTCGACAATGAGCCGGATCACGTCGTGGTGACGGTTCGGCGGCGGGAGCGAGTAGGTGACGCCCTGGAAGCGGATGGCGACGTGCGTGATCATCGGCTCACCAATTCGCACAGCAGGTAGGCAATGAAGGCGGCGGACCAGGCGTGGACGAACCAGTGTCTCACGTCCCCGGCTCCTCGCTCACGCCATCATCCAAATCCGTCGCGTAGTACTCCTGCCAGCAGTCGTCGCAGACGTCCCCCTGGGTAGCCACCTCGGCTTCGCAGCGGTCGCAGAGAATGGGTTCGCTCACGTCCTCGGCCCCTCGGGCTTGGTCAGTTTGCGAATCGCGCCGTAGAACGCCCCTTGCGGCGCGCACTCCTCGCACACGTAGAAGCGCTCGCCGTAGTCGTATTCCCAGGCCGCCGGTCCCTGGCATTCGCAGCACTGGTGCGGTTGCGCAAGCCTCTGTGCCGTTGCGGCGTCAATCTCGCGGGCGCGGGCGAATAAATCGGTCATGGCTCCTCGGGCTTGGTGGTGTAGGCGGGCTCCGCCGTGAGCTTCACTCGATGCGGACCAGCGTGGCCGTATCGCAGATAGCACCAGCCACGGTTCTTTCGGGCTTCCCGGAACGGAGAGCGTCGAGGGCGGAGCGGGCCTCCTTGTATCGGTCGACGCGGGCGCGCATTAGCATCGTGGTTGTGTCGACGTAGACCTCGTCCGCCGCTTCCACGCACCGCCGGAGCGCCTCGAGCTCCTCTGTCGCAGCGATGAGGGCTTCGCGGTTGTTCCAGAGCCAGTCCTCCAAAGCCGAAACGCTGGTGTCGTAGCCGGTAGGGCTTGCGGCGCGGAGCAACCGCCTCCCATCGCTCACATCTAGCTTGTCTGTCACGTCGTCTCCTTCGCGCCGGTCGGCAGCAGGTTGAGCTTGCGGGCCAAGTCGATGGCGGCAGCCTGCGGGGTCGGTCCTTCGCCGTACCAGTAGGGACCGGTCGCATGTGTCCCGCCGTACACGTGGGCCCGCATGCTGTAGCGCACAGGCGCGCCGTCGCTGCTCGCGAGCATTGCGCCGGTAACGTCACAGAATTCGCGCTGCCCCCAATCGTTCAGCGCCCTCCACGCCTCGTTCTCTGCCCGCGCCGACGCAAGCTCGGACTCGAGGCGAGCGACGCGCTCCTTCAGCAAGCGCGACCGTTCCGCTTGGTCCGATGGTTGTGAATACCAACACCAGCAACGGCCCTTGTCGTCGTAACCCATTCTGCAATCCGGGCAGGTCTCCTGGCTCACCGCTCCTCCTCCCGGTGCCCCAGGTAGCGCAGCTGAGCCAGAATGACATCCAACGTCCGAGCTGTCATCGTTCCATTGATGTGCTCACGACGCGCATACCGAGCCGCGCGGTCAAGAACTGCAACACTGGTGTTCCTCAGCGCCATCACTAATTTCACTGCGTCCACTTCGCATTTGTCAGCGCTCACCGCTCCCCCTTTGCGCCGCGCTCCAGCCGCTCAAGAGCCGACGCTATCCGCTCGTACAGCTCCAGACCACGACGAGCGACGAGCACAGCCTCGGCACTGTTCGCCAGGAACTGGCTCTGGAAGTCCACAAGCGGCATCCCCTCCCCGCCGTCGAGTCGCGCTGTGGGGAGAGCGGGCTCTGTTGGTTTTGGCTCAACAACCCCGCGACCTCCGCACGTCCGACACCTAACCTGACTGGTGTTGCCGTCCTCGAAACAGGAGCCCTTGCAGTTCGGGCAGGTGGGTCTGCTGGGCCAGTGCTCCGCTGGCTTTGGCTCGGCGGGGGCGCCGCACCAGTCGCAACCAGAGCAAGGCGCTGCCCAGTGTCTCTCCCAGTTTGCATTCTCGGTCTTCACCCGCTCCAGCTCGGCTTGCGTGCGTCGCAATTCGCTGAGCGCCTCGCCCAGCTCAGCGGAAGCGGCATCGATACTAACGGAACGCTCCAGCTCAGCCCGCGCCGCCTCCAGCTGCCCCCGTAGCTCCTCGGCTTGGCGCTCGGCGACTTCGGCGCGCTTGGTGGCCACCAGTGCCGACCTCGCGTGCATGGCACAAGTCTGACCAGCGGCAAACTCCGGCAACGCGGCGAGGACGATAGCCCGCAACTCGGGGTCGGCGGAAAGCGCGGCGATGAGGTCGGCGGGCGTGGCATCGCGCTCGTCGGGCTCCGACCCGCCATAGTCGCCACAGGGCGACTCAAACGACACCATGAGGTGACACACGCAACCGTCCCTTTCGAACGTGATCGCCTGCTCTGCCCCGCTGGGTTCGGTCACAGCGACTCCTCGAAGTGGGAACAGCGCTGGCAGTAACGAATGCCGTTTGAGCCGAGCATCTTTCCCTTGGTACAAACTGGGCACTTGCTGCGCGTGTTGTGCTCACGAATGTAACCGGTCATCTCGTTGCCGAGGATGGCGGCGATGCCGACCAGCGCAGCCAGCGTGCCCAATTTCTTGCGCTTCTCGCCTGTGCGGGCGGTGGGGGTTTCGGGTGTCATGGTGATACGTCCTCGGTGTCTTTCACGAGCTGCTGCCCAGCCTCGGTCAGGTGCCACGTGCGCATGCAGATACCATCGCGAAACTCGACCGCGTAACCGGCGCGCTCCAGCAACATCCAGAGTGCATCTTCCTCGGTTCCTTTGGCGGCGCAGTAGTGGTTTCGGTGCCAGCGCTGGCCAACGGCGTGCCGCATCATCTTCAGTTGTTTGGCGGAAACGGGAGGCGGGCTGCTCATCGCGCTTTCGCCTTCTTGCGGGCCTTGGTGAGAGACGATGCCAAGGCACTCCAGTGCCGAGCTGACCTGTCATGCTCCTCCGCCTCGGCGTTGGCTCGGTCTTGGGCGAAGATGTTGCCACTGCTGGCGTGGTCTGCGGCGTCAGCGTGCGCGTTGTTTCGCTGCTTACGGTGCCAGCGCGCGACATGGCGCAGGGTGAACGGGTCGAGCGTAATCCTCACGGCTGCTGCTCCTTCGGGTCGGCTGGTGCTGACGCCGCCGACAACGCCTGCTCCGCTTGAAACGCGCGATGCAACAGGCGCCCATTCACGGTGCCTTGCATGATTTCACGGACAAGCGACGGTATCGTCTTCGCGGCCTGGCGCGTGCTGAGCGAATACAAACCGAGGTCCACCATCAGCGACTCCAGCGCATCGAGAGCGTCGTGAAGTTCCCAGCGGTGCTCGTACAGCAGGACCATCGCCTCTTGTCTCGACGACTCTCCGCCGTTGTCAGCGTTGTTTAGCGCATGCTGCAGTGGCCCAGATCTTAGATCGCTCACGGCTGCTGCTCCGTCGGCCCAGTGCGTGGGCTGGTAGTAGACATACATGCTGCCGCCAATCCAGTAGAGCCGCCCGCGGCGCGTGAGCACCTGGACGTTGCGCTCACCGTCGGCGTCGAGGATTCGCGTCAGCACGGGACGCCCCTCCGGCATGGTGGCGATCGGTTGCCAGTTCGGCTCGCTCACGGCTGCTCCTTCGGGTCGGCTGGAGGCGGATTGGGTGGCAGCATCTCCAGGACACCGCAAGCGTGGCGCGCAGCCTCAAGAATCGTTTTGAAGGTCTTCGGGCTTACTGGTTTGCCGAAGACGCTGAAGAAGTATTCGCCGCTCTCCGAGCCTCGATGCAGGACCGCACGGAGGCTGAATAGGGCGACTAGCATCTCGCTGTCCGACACAGCCTGCCCCGTCTCCCCAGCACGGCCGATGGCGGATGCGGCGCCCCTTGCCTCTGCGGCGGCGAAGGCTTGGGTAACTACGTGCACGTCAGCCGTGGACATCGGTAGTCGCTGGTGCTCGCCATCATGACCGGGCGCCAGCTGACACGCCCCGATGGTGGTCTGCCCGTCGCGAATCAGGTGTCCGCAGAGTAGGCCCATGTCCGCCTCGTGCCGCAGGCGACGCTCGTAGCCGGCTTGAAACCCCGCCTCGAAGCGCTCGCAGTCGCGCTTGGCCTGCGCAATGGCTTCCGACGTGAAGGCGTCGTCTGCGACTGTGGGAGCGGGGGCGGATTCGGCGGGGGCTAGCAACTGCCGAGTCATAACCAGCGTCTCCAGCGGGGTCTCGTTGCCTTCGATGTCGTAGAACTTCAGGTCAGTCATTTGCCTTGCCCTTTTGGTGACCAGCCGAGTTCGCCGGTTTTCTCGTCGTATTCGGGATACCCAAGGTGCTCACCGAGCAACTCGCCAAGCTCTGGCAGCGCCTCGTTTACGCGGTCCGACTGGCACCACGACTCAGCGCCACTGACGCGCTTCTCCAGCATCCAGGCGCGCAGGTCGGTCTCCATCGTTTCGAGCCGCTTTGCCTTCTCGAGCAGAGCTCGGAGAGCGTTGCGGCTGGCGCAAATAAATTGCGCATCCAGAGGCGCACCGAAAACGTCGCAGATAGGTGCCGCGCTCATGTCGTCGCGCCGATAGACGCGGCCCGGTGCTGTGCACCACGGCCCCGGCGTAGCTTCCGCCTCCAGCTTCGACAGGGCTTCGATATCGAGGTCAGTCACGTCCCGACCCCCCGAAACGGGCTCGGTGTCCAGGAGTAGTCGGGCAGCACAGGGACCGACGGGAACTTCTTTAGGCCCTTCATGTGCACAGGGTCGGGGGACTGGTTCCGAGCTCGGCACCACTGCGCGTAACTGGCGCGCCAGTCCCAATCGGTGGAGCCGTTCACACCGAATCCGGCCACGTAGAGAGCCAAGCCCTTGGGGTAAAGATGGGTGTTGGTCTCGAACTGAATCCGAGGGATGGCATCTATCTGCACCTTCCCCCTCAGCAAGAGCTGGAACCAGTCAGCGTCGTGGCTCGAGGGGGCGAGCATCACGGTCCAACGGGTGAGCCAGCGGCACTCGGCGAGCTTCTTGGCCCAGGGCTTGAGGTTAGAGAACGGAGGGTTACAGAAGGCCAATCGCACGTGGCGCTCCCGCTCGTGGAGGCCGGGGTTCTCGATGGCGAAGATACTGGACCAGTCGCTCTTCAGCGCGTTGTCACCCTTGGTCCAGTAGTCCGGAGCCTTCGCGTTCTCTGCCGTAGCCGCCAGGTCGAAGTCCACCGGCACCCCGAAGCGCTGCTCCAAAGCGTGGATGAAAGGCCAAGGCGTGGCGATGCTTTGCTTCACCTCGTCGCTGCGGGTGTTGGTGTTGATGATCGAACGGGTCATGGTGTCTTGGGCTCCAGGTTCAGCGAGGCCTGCCCGCCGGTGGGTGTTGCCGCCTCTGCGGGCGGAATGAACGCGCCGGCCTGCACGTCGCGACCCCAGAGGTGTGACCAGGCGGCTGCCTCGGCTTCGTTGGCGTGGATGGTGACGACGATGAAGCCCGGTCTATTCTCCGGCGCTTCGAGCGCGACCACTTTGCCGAGAGCGCTCACCGGTACACCCGTGCCCTTTGGTGGTCTCGATCCAGCATCGCCCGATCCTCCTCAAGCCCGAACAGCGTTTCGAATTGCGCGTACGTCCAGCCCACGGCGTCATTGCAGGTCGTGCAGCGCGCTCCGTACTTGGCCGTGTCGCGAGAGACGATGATGCGCGGGCCGGTAGCGATCCGAAACTCGCTTTGCGGCTTGCGGCCGAGCGCCACCTCGCAGCCGGGGCAAGTGCCCTCGACCACGCCATAGAGCCCGTTTGGGCCCGGGGTGACGGTGCGGGTTTCGTTGTCGCTCTCTCGCTCGATGACGAGCCAGATGCGCTTGCAGCCGAGGTTGTGATCGCCGCTCACGGCTGGCCTCCGCTGATGCCCGGTAGGCGTTGCTCAGCCAGGGACAGCGAGCTGAGCAGCTCTTTGATGGACTGGTCGCGCGCTTCGACCTGAAGCCGCGTGCCGGCGAGCTCGGCTTCGAGTGACTCGATGCGCTGCACCAGCCAGGCGATGGTTCCGCCTTGGAACAGCTTCCCGGCGACTGCGTCGCGCTTCAGGCTCTCGAAGTAGTGCGGCGTTCCCGGTGCCTCGGCGGCGTACCGAGGACAGGCTGTCCCGTGGTAGCCCAGGAGGCGGACGTAGTTGCCGTCACAAATGCAATCGGGGTGCTGAGGCGCGGTCACTTCTTCGGCTCCTGGTGGTGGGCCGCGTGGGCCTCCGTCCACCGCGTGGTGAGCGTGAAGAGCTTCTCGGACAGGTAGCCAGCGGCGGCTTCCTGCGGCAGCTCGACGTAAAGGGTGGCGCCGCAGCTGCAGCGCAGGTCGAGCGTTATGTAGGGCTTCGGCTTGGCCATCAGCGAACACCTCCCGCCACGGCGCAAAGCACCGTCCAGTAGCCGGGAGTCGTGAGCCAGTCCGAAGTAGCTGTGAGCGGGGCGGCGCGGGTGGCCACAGGACCAGGTGCTCACGGCTTCACCGCCATCTTCGCGAGCGCTTCAGCCTGCAGTTCCGCGGGCGTCATGAACGCCAATCGCGCTAGCTCAGGCGGAGGCTCTTCGCCCCAACGTTCCTGGTACGAGTGTCCGCAATTCAGCATCAAGTCCGGCGTCTCGTCGCCAAGCGTGCCGGCTGCTCGCATCCTCTCTGTCAGAGCGTCATACAGTGCCTCACAACGGAGGCACCGCTTTACGTACTCCGTCGTCCCCTCGTACAGTGTGAAATGGGTCGCGTAGATGTGCCCTCTCTGGATCGGCTCATCGCAGCAGTCGCACTTGTGTTCCTTGCGAGCTCGCTGCTTCTTGCGCGTCCAGATGTCGCACATCCCGTCGCAATCGACGCTCACGGCGGAAACCCCATGCGGCGGTTGGTCTCCTCCGCCACGGCGGGGTCGATTGAGATGCCGATGTCTGTGGCCCGGTAGCCCGGGAACATGGCTTCCAGCTCGCGTTGCTTGTGCTCCCACTCCGTGACGATCTGCGCCATGAACTCGTCGACCGTGAAGAGGCGCTTCTCGATGAGCAGGGCGGTGAGCGCGTTCACTTCGACGCGCAGCATCAGGATCGCGTCGGCGCGGTCGCGGTGTGCTTTGACGCCCGGCGTGTCGGCGCTGCGCGTCCCGATCATGTCGCCGCCTCGTAGGCTGCGCGGATGCCTTCGCTGTTCTGCTTATCGTTCATCAGAATTCACTCCCCGCGCCCGTGGCGCGCAAGTCGTTGATCAAGTCGTGGATGAGCTGGTGCTCGTGGTCCTTCAGTCGCTTGTCGCCGGCCCAGGCCTCGACCTCTTGGAGGAAGGCCTCGCGACCCGGCGCCGCGGCGCGAACTCGGCGCGGCGCAGCGGGGCGGCCAGGCTCCGGCACGGCGGGCGAAGGCGAGCTTAGTGGCGCCCAGGTTCGACCAGTCCTGCTTCAGAGCGTCTTCGCCGAAGGCGGAGCCGGGACCAAACCACGCTGACGTGCGCACCTTCTTGTTGTCATCGGTGGCACAGAGATCGAAGTCCACTGGCGTCCCGAACCGCTGCTCCAGCGCGTGGATGAGGGCCCACGGGGTCGCGATGCTCTGCTTCGCCTCGTTGCCGCGAGTTGAGGTGTTGATGATGGAGCGCTTGCTCATTCCGCCGCCGTCCCTTCATCCACCCGCACCACACCCAGCTCCCGCCAAGCCTTCTCGCTTGCTCGGTACGCGACAGCATTTCCGCCCGCGCTCCCGGCGCGCTCTAGCCAACCATCCCGGACGAGTCGGGACGGCATGGACGTGTCGTCGACCTGAGTGATGTCCGCGATCGCCTCGCGCGTCGGGTAGCCGCCCTCGGCGATCTCGCAGGACATGACCGCGACGACGACCGCGAGCTCGTGCGGGGCGAGGCCGGTGGCGCGGCGCGTGGGCGACATGCGACCGAAGCGGGAGGCGCCGATGGGGCTGGAGGGTGGGAGGCGGGCGGTCATTCGGTCACCACCACCACGACGCCCTTGTCCGGCGCCATCTCCTGTAACTCCCGCATTGGGTCGCGGCTTTCCCACTCAGCCAGCGGAGCCACCGGCAGCGTTTCCCCGAACCGAGCGACTTGTGCCGACAGCCACGCGGGGATCGTTTCGCCGTTGAGCTGCGTGTCGGGCTCGACCAGCTTGGCAAGCTGCGGGTGCTGCGCGAGCAGCGCCGGTTTGCAAGCATCGGCTGCGCGCGGCAGCTGGTGCGTGAACAGGTTGTCACCCGTCATGAAGTTCAGAATGTCGTAGACGCCGTCCATGTGACGGGTCGACACGAGGCGACCGTCCGTGATCGTGATGATGTCGCTGATGTGAAAGTGTCTCGTGGGCATCGTTCTCTCCTCCAAACTCCGAAGTGGGAAAACGCTCAGCGTGCGGATCGCCAACCGTTCGCCCACTTCGAAGCCCAACCTTGCGGTTGGATCGAAGCCTGGAATCTCCGCGCATCCAGGAGCGCCTGTTCCGCCGACCGCAGCAGACGGGCGGCGGTGGAGTCTTATTCGGAGTCGGGCCCGCTTTCCTCGGTGCTCATCGCGCGAGCTGCGGCCACAACAGCGGCCCGGGACGACGGGTCGAGCCCATCGAGAAGCGCCTCCCGCTTCGCCTCGTATTTCTCGCGAATTGCCTGCGGGCTCTGCGCGAGATCGCGCTCCTCGTCCGCATTGAGCGCCGCGAGCTTTTCGATGGCGCGGCCGATGATTACGCCGGTGGAGAGTTGGCGGGGTCTGGGTTTGGACTTGTCGCTCATTCGTCTCTCAAAAGTTGAATTCGTCTGGGTTCACGTCTTCGTTTGATTGCTGCTGCGGTTGCGGTCGCCGCTGCCCACCCTGGCGCGGGTATACGGTCGGCTTCGTCGTGGGCGACTTGGCCACCACTTCGTCCTCGCCGCGGGTGCCACCCCAACACTCAGACGGGAACAGCTCGCGCCAGGCGATCCACTTGTCGAGGTGACCGACGCGCTTTTTGTCTTGGTCGGCGTACTGACCGCCGCCATTTGCGCCTTGCTGGTAGCGGTTGCGCCACCAGATCAGCCCCTCGAGCGAGTGCTCGCTGGCCCAGCTGTTCCCGCCTGACCTGTAGATCGCCATGTCGTAGCGCGGCGGCTTCGGGATCGCGGGCGCCTCCTGGGCGAGCAGAGCCCGGCTGGTCTCTTCGTCGAGGGCATCGAAGAGCAGCCGGATCTGCAGCGCTTGCGGGAGCGCCATGAACTGCTCGCGCGTCATGGGTCAGTTCTGGGGATCGCCGTCCGTGGCTTCGCCAGTCGTGTCGATGCCCTGCTTCTCCATGGCCTCGGTCACCATCGGGTCCATGGCGGCCATGATCGACGTGCCGTTCTCCGCCGCTTCTTCGATGGCTACCCCGCGCGCCAAGATGGCCTCCTTCTCGGTCTGCTTGGGGATCCACTTGAAGTGCGCGCGGACAGCTGTCTTCTGGCACATCGCCTCGTAATCGGTGATCCACGGGCCGTCGTCGGCAGAAGCCGAGCGCTTCCGGCGCGCTTCGATCTGGAGTCTCGTCAGCACCGTGAAGGACTTGCGACCGTCCGGCGTCTTGGCCACGCAATAGGCGTGCGTGATCGGCTTCGTCTCCCGATCCTCAGCCTCGCTGGGAACGTGGTGAATGTCCGGATTCAGGCCGAGCTGGTAATGGAAGTCGTCACCGTCCCGGACCACGTAGGCGTAAATGGTCGTGCCGGCGCGGCCGCCGAGCTCGATCATGCCCAGGTAACCGAGCTGCAGCGTGCACTCGACCTTGTTGGTTTTGTTGTTCTTGCGCGGGATCAGGTAGGCGTGACCGAGCGGGGTGTTCGGCTCGAGCCCGAGCACGGCGCAGCTCAGCACGCAGCCGATGAAGCTGGCCGGCGTGCACTCAGCGAGCTTCGGCGTCATGCGGATCGCCGTGGTGACGATGCGCGCCATTCGCTGACCCGTCATGTGCTTGGGCAGCGCGCGAGCCAGGTCTGGAGTCATCTTGGTGACGATCGCGGCCATCTTGTCGGCTGCGGATTGAGTCTCTACACGGGGCTGGATTTGCCCCGACTTGTCGGCGGCTGGTGCGGGCATTGTGGGATCTCCCTTTGGCTATTGTTTGGTTGGGTGAAAACGAAGGACACGAAACGTACTCTCCGAAACTTGATGGGCGCGCGTGGTTTGAGTGCGCCATGAAACGGCCTCGCCGGATGACCAGAGGCCGCGTTCCGCTTCTCCGAGCGTCGCCTTCAACTGCGACTCAGCGTGACGGATCTTCTTTTCGATCTCGGACTTCTCGTCCTTCAGTCGCCGCCAGTCGTAGACGGTGTCCAGGAGGACCGCCGGCATCACGACCACGGCTCCATTGTCCTTCGGGTAGAGGCGAGCTAGCGCCTCCTTCGTGGCCGCCGAGTCATCCGGCGCGGGCGGGTCACGGTCGAGTAGCCGCTGCCAGAAGCGCGAGCCGTGATAGATGATCTTGCGAATCATCTCCTCGTCGCGTGGCACGTCGCACCAGAGCAACCGATTGCCACCGAGGCAGAGAGCGCTCGTCGCCTTGCTGGCGCCCGTCACCAGGCACTGCTGCTGCAGTTGGCAGTAGTAGTAGTCCGGCGGACCATTGAGCCAGTCCTCCGCCATAAACGAGCTCACGTTTTTGATCTCGAGCGGGCGCCGCGGGCTGTTGTCGTTTTCGGCCGTCCAAAAGTCCAGGCTGCAAAGCGCCCACGGGTGCTCGACGCTGCGCAGCACTTGGAAGCGCCCACGGCGACCGCGCTCGATGTGGCGGCCCGTCTTGGCTGCGTACTGCGCCGCGATCACGGGCTCCATGATGTGACCCCACTCGATCGCCTCGACGTCGGACAGATCTTCGGGTTCCAGCGCGCCCGACTTCTCGAGGAAGACCTTCAGCGGGCTTGAGCGGTGAGCGACGCCGGGGAGGCCCATAATCCCGCCTATCTCTGATGCCCCGAGACCCGTGTTGCGATACGCAAGCCACTCTTGCTCGTCGTCGGTGTCCACGACAATCGAGTAAGGGAGCCCGGTTTGCTGCGCTGCGCTCACGGTGCCACCTGCTCTCTCGGCGGCTGCGTGCTGAGCCACCCCATGAATCTGATCCACTCCTCGCACTCGACGCGACGCTGCCAGCCGAGCGCCTGCCCGAGCGTGTAGCCGGCGGGAAACTCGACCCTGGCTAGCTTGTAGAAGAGTTGCCCGGCGGCGCGGGCATCGGGGCCGGCCCCATGGGCACCGATCAGCTCGATACCGTGCCGCTTGCACGTGGCTTCTAGCCGGTGCCGACCGGCTCCCTTCGCGAAGCGGTCGACCTTGCGCACGAGAGACAGGCAATCCAGCCAGGGCCAGGTCCAATCCTCTCCGAACGGCGGCACGAAGTTCTTGTCAAAAGGCGCGTTGTACGCCGCTGGCTGCGCGCCTTCGAGCAACTCTTGGACGTCGGCTCGCGCCATGAACGACTCGATCGAAGGGGCATCCTTGACCGAGAGATCCGTGATGCCGTGAATTGCAGTTGCTTCTGTAGGGATGGGAATCCCCGGATTGATGAAGTCTTCCGCCATGCCGACTTGGGCGCCGCGCTCGAAGCGGACCACCGCGATCTGGCAGCACCGATCCTTGCCGACCTTGGTGCCGGTTGTCTCGGTGTCGATCCACGCCGTGGGAACAGACTCCCACGGTTCATTGAAGAACTTGATCATCAATCCCCCCGCTCCCCCGCCTCACGAGCGGCAATCATTGCATCGGCCTGCTCGTAAGCCATCGCGGCAAGGTCATCCGGCCGACCAGCGACGTCACTGGCCGAAGCGAGCAGCCCTTGCATCGATGCCATGGCGAACCGATCCCTCAACGTCGGCATGTCCAGTTCGGCCGCCAGAGTGGCCGCGAGGTATTCGATGTCTGCTTGGTCCATTACGCCGCCTCCTCGCGCCTGAGATCGCTTAAAGAATTCGTCGTCTCGCGCAGCTCACCGGCGAGCAGAAGCTCATCCTCGTCGGGTTCCCGCCACAACGTGTGAAACTGCGAGCTCGCACACTCCGGGCATTCGAAAATGATTCCGTACAACACCGCGTAGACGACGGGGCGCGGGTTGCTGGTCGGGCCGATGGTGAGCGAGCACTTACAGCAGGTGCAGCGTTTCATGGGAACCCTGCCAGCAGATTGAGGCGGACGCGATCCTCCTCACCGAGCCCAAACCGAATCAGGTGGCTCAAATCATGGCTCACGACTGCGTAACCCGAACTCTGACAATCCCAGCCGGTGTAGTCACAACCAGCCGACAGGAAAGCAAAGCGGCCGTCCTTCAGGCGGAACACACCAACCCAGTTGGCACCGTCATTTTCGCCGTCGCTTGTGCCGAGCACCTCGGCGACGTCTATGCGCTGGAACGGATCTGGGGAGACGGTTGATCCAACCGCGGCGCTGACCTTTGGGTGGTTGTAGCAGGTGGCGAACTCAGGCTCATTGCCAACCATGTACGAAAGCTCTGCTGGTCCGCAGCATTGGAATGCCGCCTCCCAGTCGTATCCACGGATACGCGCATCGAGAACAGACTCGTCAATCATTCGCTCTGCTCCAGTTGGTCAACAACCGCACTCAGGTACCGAATCTCCGCATCCAGATCGCCCGGCGCCGCCCACCCGCTCCGGGCCTGCTTGAGCGCCTTGGTGTGAGCGAGCGCGATCCGAAACGCCTCCAGCTTCTCCCGCCGCTCGGTCTCGAGACGGAGCTGGAGGTCGACGGCGGAGGTTGAGTCAAGGCGGGTGGGGAAGCGCTGCGACAGGTTGGAGTCCTCGTGAGTCACTTGGCCGCCTCCGCGCTGAACTCCTCGAACCACTCGTCGATGAGGAACGCTACGCCGGCCGTCTTGTGCTCGTGCTTCGGCTCCCAGGAGCGCATCACGTACTCAATGTGAGCCAGCGCATCGTCGACGTTCACGCCATCGCGCGGCTTCGTTTTCAGATTCTTCAGGCCGCGGAAGAACCAACGGTCTACGAGGTCCTCTAGCTCCCGCTTGCGCGGGTAGTCTAGGATCGCGCGATATGGCGGGATCATGCCTTCCACGCTGGTCGGAAACGCACGTTCGGCTCCGCTAAGTTTCTTAATTGGAAACATCACCCTGCCCTCCTCTGCGCTTCCATGTAGTGCCTCAGCACCGCCAACCGCGTGAGCACGCCGACGTGGTCAGCTCCAATGTTGATGGCGGCCGATTGCCATTCCCCGTCACCCCAGCCGCGTACGAGCTCCGCAATGAGCAGGCCATCAGCGCTCGCGTGCAGACCGAGCAGGGAGACCATGTCGTCTATGAGGCGGGTGAGGCGACGGACCTTGAGCGCTCGATTGCGGGCCTCCCATGGATTGATGGCTGGCCTTTTCACGCTGCCACCTCCCTTCGGGCCTTCGTCTTCTTCGTCTCATACTCCTGCTTAGTCCCGCAGAACGGGCAGAACGTGAGCGGCGCATACGTCGTGTTCGCGTACTCCGCTTTGCAATCCTTCCCGCGCGGGAACTCGAGGATTAGCTCGTCGTGTGACTTGCCAGTTTTGAAGCTGACCACCAAGCCCCAGCGAATGCCCTGGCGAGCTTGGCGGCTGACCACGAGCTCGAGCACAGGGCAGCAGTATTTGTGGCTCACGGCCGCTCTCCGAGTTGCGCGCGCACGTCGGCTGGCAGGTCGCCCCAGATGGCTTCAGCGGCGGCGAGGCGGGCTGCGTCTCTCGTACGCTCCCAGCCGCACGAATCAGGGGCTCCCGTAACGCGGAACAGCTCGCCGTAGTTCGCGGCTAGCTTGCGCTCAACCGCGTAGCCTTCCGGTGCCCAAGCATCCAACACCCGCACGGCCCAGCGCGCGCGAGCGTCGGCAATCGGCACGATGACCTCCGTCGCTTCGTAGGTCGCGCCGCAGTCGTTCAGGTTGACTCTGGTCACCGCGTCCCAGCCTTCCTGCGCTCGCCAGCAACGGCGCCGCACTTTGCAAGAGGCCGCGGCTCCACAACGGGTTCAGCCTCGACGTCAATCGAGGCAGGCTGCGGGAACACACTGCTGGGCGACTCGCGCGTCTCGGAGATGATCAGGATTAGGGCAACGGTGGTTCGGGTTTTCATCGTCGTTTTCACTCGCTCGTTCGGTGCGGCGAAGAAGTGAGCACCGTGCCGAGCGAGGGGGATTAGCCCAGCGCGGCGCTCGCTTCTGCGTCGGACCTAGGCGGCGCGCTCGCCCGTTCTCTGCCTCACGTTTGCAAGTCGGCATTCCTCCCGCTCACTCGCCCAAAACGCCTCCCGCATGACCTCGTCGCAGCCGACCAACTCATCACCGTCGAGGTCGAGTGCGGCTAGCTTGGCGAGCGTCTCGTCGGTCCAGATGACCAACACGTCGTCGGCCATCTGCTCGCACTCTGCGGTGAGTTCGATTGGTTGCTCACCGAGCCAGCACGTGGTGCCGAGTTGGCGCAGGTACACACACGAGACGGTCTTCATAGCGACACCTCGAAAGCTGCCAACCGCACCGTCTCCGCCCGTCGCGCCGTCTCGAGCGCGATCGCGTCGGCTACCGAGAGACCGAGTTGCTCGATGGCCATCAGCACGAGCCGGCTCGGTGCGCTGACGAACACGGCGGAGTCGCGCTTGTCGGAGGAAGCTGGGACGGTGCTCACACCAGAAAAGCCCCGCGACCCGGTGAAGGGCGGCGGGGCCGGACAGAGCCCGTAGGCTCAGAGAGCCGCGAGCCTCTCCTTCAGCTCCCGGATGGTCCTCTCGACCATCAGGCGTTGACCGCGGGTCCCCTTTCCGCGGCAGTTGGTCCAGTAGGCGATGGCGGCGGTGAGGCGGGCTGCGGTGTTCGACATGCCCTTGTTATAATGTCGCCTGACACTAACTGTCAATTGACATTACGACACGCGGACGCATTTAGTACCGCGGGCCGGCGCGCCCGTTGATTCGTTCAGATTCCATACTTTAGAGGAAACCGGCCCGGTGTATGGACGATTTCTGTCCTGGGGTGACCTTGAAGACGCCTGATATCAGGCGCTTACTGCCCACCATAAGGAGAGAGCCAACGATGGGAACCGGAGAGTTTTGCGGCGGCGGGCTGGTTCTGATGACCCGACGTGGAGAGAAGTGGCAGGCGGAGATCTTCATCCGTCGCGAGGGCGGCGGCGCGCGTCGAGCGGCCGAGGTCACGGGCTCGCTCGGATGCGTGGAGCTCATCGCGCGGGAAGGCGCGGCGCTCCTCACGCAGGACGGCGGCGAGGAGCTATTCCTCGACTTCCTCCGCGCGAATCGGTGCCGGGTCATCGGGCCCGCGTCCACCGTCGCGCATGGGGAGCTCGCCGCAAATCAACCATCCAACGCGAACGCCTAGTTTCTTCGCGACGCGCACGAATTCCACGGCGGATGCTTTCTTGAGACGAAGACCGCGCTCCCAGCGCGAGGTGCCAGCTTCGGAGATCTGAAGACCAGCCAGCTCGCGAGCTTGCTCAACTCGCTTGTTCACGCCTTTTAGCTCGGGTGGGATGAAGGGCACTTCCTCCGAGGGGTCTCGGCGACGCTTGGCGGCTCGAACGGCGGACACGCCTAATCGTGTCAGTCGACACCGTCTCATGAAAGGGCCTGTCTTATTGTCGCTTGACACTAGATGTCACCTGCCATTATAGATTCAGGGTGACCGAAGCGAAGAAAACCAACCGAGGGGCGCTCCGAATCAAGGAGCTGAATCCAGGCCGCGGCGGCGCCGCTGCCGTCGCCAAGAAGCTTGACGTGGACGCATCGGTCGCCACCCGATGGTTCTCCGGCGCGCGTCGGCCAGACACCAAGATGCGCGCGGCTCTTGAGCGCGAATACGGCATCGGCTGGATGCTGTGGGACGACGAGGTCGAGGAGCAAGAGGACGGCGGCGCGCCAACGGCGGCGGAGTAGCTGATGCCTCTCGCCTCCACCCTCAGCCAACAAGTCGCCTTCACCCCCGGCGCAGTCCTCGGTTTCGAGGAAGTCGACCGCCGCCTTCGCGCCCAACAGGCAACCATCGCGGCCCTCGGTCTCGGTGTGCCGACGTTCGTCACCGTGCGCGTGGCCGAGGACGACGCGCCTGCGCTCGCGGTCGAAAGGATCTGGATCTGAGCCATGGATCGCCTCACCGCCCATCAGTCCCAGATCCTCGACTTCATCCGTCACCAGCTCGTGGTGCGCGGTTTCCCGCCTTCGTATCGCGATATCGGCATTGCCTTCGGATTCTCCTCGATGAACTCCGTTAACGACCACCTGCGCGCCCTTGAGCGGAAAGGTGTTGTCACTCGGGGACCGCATGGGTCGCGAAGAACCATTCGAATCACGGATCACGGTCGCGCCGTCCTCGGTCTCCCGTCGCGCGCCGAGCCTGGCGCACCAGTTGTTCTCTCGACGGCTCCCCGCGTCGGCATCAACTACGGCATGCGCTGCGGTAAGTGCAACGCCCATACTTTCACGGTCGACAAGCCGTGCGCGATTTGTCGTCTTGAGCGGCGGAGGGTGGCCTGATGTCGTCACTCCCGAAAGTTATCGGCACGGTTCGCCGCGCTCGGGTGCCCGATGAGCAACGTTGGTTGGCGGCCTGCGCTGCCGAAGTGCGCGAACACATGGCGGTCCTAGGCGCACAAGGCATGACCATGCTCGACGTTGGCGAGCGCATCGGCGCATCCCGTTCTGCGCTCTACCGCTGGCGAACCGGTCAAGACGATGTGCCAGGCTCGAAACTTTTGGCCCTTCGCGCGCTGGCGGCGGAGTGCGGAAGGAAGGCGGCTGGAACATGACCTTCCTCTCCCATGCCGTCATCGCGCTCGTCTCCTTCGTTCTCGGCGGTTTCGTCGACAGCCTGATCATCGGGTACTCCACCAAGGTCGTTGCGGCGAAAGCCGACGCCTGGCGTAAACGCGCGCTCGATGCTGAAGACGAGCTGGCCGAAACCAAAGCGAAGCTCGAGATGATGTCGATGGGGGTCGGATGACGAGCAAAGCCATCAACGTTACGGTGGCGGCTTGTTTGGTGCTGGCCGTGGTTTCCGGCGCGGCAACAGCTCTATTCTTCCGCAAGCTGGACGCCGATGCTGCGGCCCTTGAGCAGAAACGCTGGCTAACGTTCCAGGTTAACTGCGATCAGCGCCGGGGGCTTGCAATGCGGCACGGCACCAGCTGGCTCTGCATCGCACCGCAAAGCATTCTGGATATGGGGTCACCATGACCGCCCGCGAGTTCGCCTGGTTCGCGATCGCGACCCTCTGCGGCTCCGCGATCGGCCTCTGGCTGGTGTCACTCCCGTGACTGTTGTCGCCCTCGGCTGCCTTGGCCTGGGGCTGTTTCTGATTGTGGTCTGGAGAAAGGGATTTTTGTCTTGATTCGACGACTCCTGACTGGCCTGGTTTTGATCACCGCGACCGCTGCGGCATCCGCGCCATCGGCGCATGAGACGTGGGTCCGCTCGTCGCTCGAGCGGCTCCCAACCTTCCACGAAGACACGTCGCCCGAAGTGCAGTCCGCCAAGTCGGCGCAGCTGGGCGCGCTCGCTGTGGCCATCTCCTACGAGTCGAAGCGCCAAACGATTCGCCCCCCTCGCGAGTGGGCCGCGCTGCTTGTTGCCATCGGCTTTCGTGAGTCGACGTTCTCGCTTCGGATTCACCGCGGCGAATGCAACTTGCTCAAGCGTGAGTGCGACGCGGCCAAGAAAAATGGCGAGCTGTACGCGCGCGCCAAGTCGCCATGGCAGTTGCACGAGAACAAGCTGAACGCGAACGCCTGGCCATTCCTGACAGGCGTCGAGAACACAGACCTCCAGGTCTTGGAGGCGAGCGCGGCGCTACAACGCGGATACTGGACGTGCTCGCGTAGCGGCGTTCCTTGGCTACAGGGAACCATCAACGGTTTCGCTGGTCGTCGGTGCTCTGCCAAGTGGCTCGGGCTCGACGCCAGGATCGCGACGTTCAACCGCGTGCTTGCGACGCCGATGTCAGGAAAGGCTGGGAGCTGATGACTAGCCGTTATTCCTCCCCGCCCTGCCCCGATCGCCTGGACGAGTCCACGCGCCGGCTCCGCACCTCGCTCGACACGCTCGAGCCCAACGTCCGACACCTCCCGCTGCCGGCGCCGTCGACTAAGGTCCCGCTCACGGACGAGCAGCGTGATGCCTGCATGCGGGAACTGGAGGCGTTCTATCTGCGCGGCCGATTCCTCGACTACGAGTCGGCGATCGCGGCGTATAGGCAGGAGGCCCGGGGGCGGATGCGGGCGGGAGGGCGGCGGTGAAGACACGGCGCGTCATCTACCTAGCTCACTGCCTGAGCGCTCCAGATCGCGAGGGCATCGAAGCCAACCGCAAGTCCGCGGCGCGCTGGGCGGCTTTCTTGGTTTCGTACTTCCATGTGGCGGTGGAGTGTTCGTGGATCGTGCTCACTGGGGAGCTAGAAGAAACACCGGTCAATCGCGAACGCGGACTTGAGTGCGACCTCTCGCTTGTTGAGCGCTGCCGGGATCTCGTGATGGTTGGTCCGCGCATCTCGGAAGGCATGCTGCTGGAAGCGAAGCACATGGTGCAGGTGGTAGGCGGACCCGTGTATGACCTGACAGGGATTCCGAGAGATCAGGATCTCGTTGCCAAGGCGTGGAAAATGGGCCGGTGGTTTCCGTGAACCGCACTGAGGTGCATGCTCTCCGCTCTATCGCTCGCCTGCACCGCGAGCTCGCGGAGGCCTACGAGCGTCTCGCCGACGCCGGGGCGTGCGCACCGAGCAATGCGCCGCCGGCTCCAGAGCAGCCTGTGTCTCCCCAGCGCCTCGATTCCACCCGTCGTGCTTTGCGCAAGAAAGGGATCGCTGCTTGAGGCAAGGTTCAGCGTACGTCGAAGAGCATCCACGCGGGTCCGGCAAGTTCCGGGTCAAGGCGCGTGTCGAAGGCAAACAGATCACCGTCGCATCGGGCCTCTCGAAGGTCGACGCCGAAGAAACCAAGCGCGCTTATGCCCAACTCCGGCACGACACAGCCATCCGGGAAGGTGTGACCCTCGCCGAGTTTGGCGAGGGCTTCCTCGACCGGCGCGAGCTCGCTGGCGTACGCGCGATCCGAAGCGACCGCAGCTACTGGAAGACGCACGTCGCGGCGTCGCCGATGGGCAAGCTGCCCGTCACCAGCATCGAGCCGGCAGACGTCTTCGATTGGGCCGGTAAACTCCGCGGCGCGTACCGGACCAAGGTAAAGGTGCGTAACCTGCTACGTGTGGCCCTGCGTGAAGCGGTCGAGCGCGGGCTGCTCACCCAAAACCCTGCCCGCGAGGTGAAGATTCACCGATCCGGCGCCGCGCGGTCTACCGACGATCTCGAGGGTATCTTGCTTCCCGCCGAGCAGGAACGGCTCTTGGCGGCCGTCGCCCCCCGATTTCGGCCTCTCGTGCAGTTTGCCCTCTTCACCGGGCTTCGCCAAGCCGAGCAGTGGTGGCTGCACTGGGAAGACGTGAGCGAGACCAAGGTCGTCGTCCGGCGTTCGGCCAAGGGGCTACCGCCGAAGTCCGGCAAGATCCGAGACGTCTATTTGCTGCCGCAGGCGCGGGAGGCGATCGAAGCGGTTCGTCGGCGCTCCGTGTTCGTGTTCTGCGGAGCACGAGGCGGACGTCGTCAGGAGGGGAAGGCGCCCTCTCAATGGGTAGCGTGGCTCAAGGCGGCGGGCATCAAGCGCAAGGTTCGTTGGCACGACCTGCGCCACACATGCGCGACGTCGCTACTCGCTGGCTGGTGGGGTCGCAAGTGGTCGGTCGACGAGGTCTGTTCGCTGCTCGGACACAGCTCCGTAACCGTCACCGAGCGCTACGCGAAGAAGCTCGACGAGACCCAGCGCGCTGCGGTTGCCGCGACTCCCGGACTGCTCCCCGCTCGCTCCCAGCTCCGCGGCGTAAGTGCCGGAGCCGATTCGGGGATTCGAACCCCGGACCTGTGCTTTACGAAAGCGCTTGAGTTTGCTGCACTTACGCTAGGTTCCGCCCCCCCTGGCTCCCGCCTGGGAGCAACCCAGCCTGACGACGAAGAGCGCGCGTTCCTCGTGGCGATTGCTGAGGGGCTTGAGCGAGCCGCAGCGTACCAGGCTGCACCTCTACGGCTCGCGACCAAGCGTCGACGCGTCGAGGTCAAATCGATGCGTCGCAAGGCGAAAAAGGGGGCCGCGTGACTGGCACGGTTGTGCCGTTCCGGCGCCCAGGCCGGCCGCTGCAGAACGAGTCCGGCGCCGGCGCCGTAGCCGTCACGCTGTTCGTCAGCGACGGAGACGTCGTGTTGGCCCTGGACGGGTACGAAGTCGAACTCTCGGCCGAGCAGGCGCGGGAACTCTCGCGGGAACTCGCCGAGGTGGCGTCCGACGCGGAGGCCGATCGTGGCTAACACCCCCATCGACCTCGAGGCCTACCGATCCCGCCGCCTCGCCGCCCTCTCGCGAACCGCCGACCCCCGCCCCTGCCACCTCTCGGCCGCGCCTGACCGCGTCCTGCTCCTGTTTACGACCGGAGCGGAGCTCGACCTCTCGCCGGCCCACGCGCGGGTCTGGGCGGAGCGGCTGGCGGCGATGGCTGACGTTGCCGAGGCGCTCGGGCGGGATGAGCGGGCGCTGCTGAGTCGGGGTGAGGAGGGAGGGCCGGATGCCTCGTAGGCTACTCACCTGCCGCCAGCTCGCTCAGCGAGCCGAGGTTGCCCTCAAGGCGCTCGAGCTCGGCGTAACCACCCGGGTTGGCACCGAGCGTATCGCGCTCGTCTGGAGCGGCCTGCGTGCGCTCGACGACGAGCAGTGCGCGATCAAGGACCGGATCACCGAGCTGCTCGACTCGCTCGACACCGGCTACACCGTGCCCGAGGTCATCGAAGACCTGCGTGAGCTGGTCAAGGCCTGGGAAGCCGCGGCGAAGAGCACGAAGCGGGCGGAGAAATGGAGGCAGTCCCGTGGGTAGCCTCGCAGAGCGCATCACCCGCGCTGCCATTCGCGCGCTTGCTCTCTGGGGGCGCGCTTCCCAGTTGCGCATGGTCCAGGAGGAGTGCGGCGAGCTCATCGCCGCGATCAACCGATTCGATCGCGGACGTCCGGGCGCGCGAGACAACCTCATTGAGGAGATCGCTGACGCACACATCATGCTCGCTCAGGCGCGCGTGGCGTTTGGCGAGGATGAAATCGACGCCGCCATCCGCCGTAAGTTGGCGCGGTTCGAAGAGCGCCTGACGGGCGCGGAAGAGAGGGCGCGTGGCTAGCCGCAACCCCACCCCCAACGTCACCTACGCCTGCCAGCTCTGCTCGACGAAATGCTCGGAGCATCCCGATCGGCCGCGGGCGCTTCTGCTGCTTTGTGGTGAGTGCTTTGACAAGCGGTTTGCGAAGGGGATGGCGGGCAATGGCTAAAACCCTCCTCCTGCTCGAGATCAACCGAGGCGACGTCACCGACGATTTGTGCGGAGGGTGTCGGTTCGCCAAACCCGTCGCGAGCCGTAATAGCGCTGGCCGCAAATCTTGCGTCCGCATGTGGTGCGGCGCGTTCATGGAGGCCTGTGCTGGCACGTTCGACCAACCGCGGCGCCTTGAGGTTTGTGAACAGGCGGAAGCGGAGGCGTTCAAGTGACCACCAAGCGCACCGCAGTTCTCGTCACGGGTTCGCGCGATTGGGCCGACTACGCTCCGATCCGCGAGCGCCTGCGCCTCTACCCAGAGGGAACGATCCTGCTACATGGGGACTGTGGGCGGCTCGGTGAGCGGCAGGAAGGCCGAGCGCTGCGACCCATCGTCGGCGCCGACTGGATCGCTCGCGACCTCGCCGGCCCATGCGGATTCGTTTGCTGGCCGCTCCCCTACTTTTCCGACCTTGGTAAACGCGGCGGTCCGGCTCGTAACGCAGCCATGTTTGATGTCCTGCTCGCACTGAAGGAAGCGGGCTTCGCTTGCTTCGTCGAAGCATTCCCGATCGGCAAGTCGCCCGGCACGCGCGGCATGCTGCGCATCGTCCAGAGCTTCAACGACGCCGCCTTCTACGACGCGCACAAGCGCGAGAAGCACCACGACCCGATCCCGGTTTGCGTGACGGAGGGCACATGATCCGCCCCACCCTCGCCCGCTACCGCATCGAGCACGGCGACTGCCTCGACCTGCTCAAGCGCGAACCGGCGAACAGCTGGGACGCCATGGTCACCGATCCTCCTGGGGGAATTTCCTTCATGTCGAGGGCTTGGGATGGCGACAAGGGCGGCCGGAAGCAATGGGTCCGTTTCATGTCGAAGCGCTTCAAAGCCGCGCTTCGAGTACTCAAGCCGGGCGCGCACGCGCTCGTGTGGGCGCTGCCCCGCACGTCGCACTGGACGGGCTGCGCACTGGAAGACGCCGGTTTCGAGGTGCGTGACGGACTTTCGCACGCGTTCGGGTCGGGCTTTCCCAAGAGCCACAACCTCCCGGGCGGGCTCGGTACCGCGCTGAAGCCCTCTCACGAGCTCTGGTTCTTGGTGCGCAAGCCGCTCGAGAAGGGGCTGACCGTCGAGCAGAACCACGCCAAGTGGGGAACGGGCGTACTGAACATCGACGCCTGCCGGGTGGGCATCGCAAGCGTCGACCTCGCGGACATGGTTGGGCGCTCAGGCGCTTCGACCGCGAACAACGTCTACGGCGCCGGAGTCGGTCACGACGTCACGTGGTCGCCCGACTCGAGCGGCCGGTGGCCCCCCAACCTGCTCCTGACCCACGACGCCCGCTGCCATTGCATCGGTACCCGCGCGGTCAAAGCCAACCCGACTTGGGACACGCCAAACCGCGATACGGCGCCAAGCGCGTTCACGGGTGGGGAAGTCTCACCGGTGAAGCACGGCGACGGCGCTGAGGACGTTCCGGCTTGGGAGTGCGTCGAGGGCTGCCCGGTGCTCCTGCTCGACCGGCAGAGCGGGGAGCGGACAAGCGGCTCTGGGGCGAAGGCTGTGAGCGGTGCGACTAACTGGGGTCGTGAGTCGGAGCGCAGAGACGTGGGTGCGCTTTGGAGCGGCGACTCCGGTACCGCCTCCCGCTTCTTCCCCCAATTCCAGTGGGACCCCGAACTCGACGACCTGGAGCCCTTCATCTACGCCGCCAAGGCTTCCCGGGGCGAGCGCGACAAGGGGCTCGAGCACTTCAAGGGAGCCGCCGCGCAGCGCGACACGCCGAACCCTGGAGGCATCGACGCTGGCTCTCGGAACGTTCACCCGACCGTCAAGAGCGTCGAGCTGATCCGCTACTTCGTTCGCCTCGTCACGCCGCGCGGAGGCGAGGTTCGTCCCAAGGTCGGCGACATCTTCATGGGCTCCGGTACCGGTGGCGTCGCTGCGCTCTTGGAGGGCTGCGACTTCGTCGGCTTCGAGCGGGAGGACACCGACGAGGAGCCTTTCGTCAGCATCGCGCGAGCGCGATGCGAGCACGTGGTGGGTGGGCACTTCGTGCCGCGAGCGTCGCTTCGGACCGATTCGCCGCCGCCACAGCGCGGCCTCTTCGACACCCGGGAGACCGCATGACCCGCACCGAGCTCGTCCCCCAAATCACCCACTACGTGCCCGTCGCCGATCCTGAGCGCCACCCGTCAACACGCCGCGCCGTCTGCGGCGTCGTCACCGTCACGGGCGGGAGTCAGCGCGTGCCGCCGGAGGCGGCGGGATCGAGTCGGGTGGAGTTTGTTTCGTGTTGTGAGTGCTTGGATGTGATCGAGGCGCTCAGGCGCATTGAGGAGGTTGGCTGTGTCTGACGAACGAACCGTGATTCTGGTGCCGCCAGCGCTCGTCGCGGCCATCAAGAACGTAACCACCGACTACGCCAACGCAACGGGACAGACGGAAGAAGAATGCCAGCGGCTGGTCGAACTGGGCGTGCTGACGCGCGGGATCGAAGCGATGCGCAGGCAGGTGGAGATCGAGCGTGCGACAGCGAGGAAGGCGGGGTGGGCCAGCTGCGGCGCCTGGCGAATTGGCGCGGTGCCGGTGGGCATCGATCAGCAACAGCAAATCTGCGGGCGCCGCGTGGACTTTACATTCTTCACTGAGGACCATCGGGCCATGGTTGCCATCGAACTCGATGGGCATGAGTTTCACGAGCGCAGCAAAGCTCAGGCGTCCAAGGACAAGTCGAACGACCGCAAGATTCAAGAGGCCGGCTGGCTTGTGCTTCGATTTACCGGTTCCGAGATCTGGCGCGACCCATTTGCGTGTGTCGACGAGGTTGCCCGCATCGTCAGGAGCAAGCTTTGAGCCGAATCCGATCCATCAAGTCCGAGTGGCTCGACGACGAGATGATGGCCATGGCCTCACCGGAGGCGCGCGTGCTGTCGATCGCGCTGATCCTCCTTGCAGATGATTACGGCAACGGGCGCGCCGGGGCCCCGTTGCTGGCAGGACGTGTGTTCCCCGGCAAGGCGATCGAGACGCTGACCCGTGCCCTGGATGAGCTCGTGAGTTTCCGCTACGTGCGCCTCTACGACCTCGACGGACAGCGCTACTTCTCGATCAGGAAATGGTCCGAGCACCAGCGAGTGGACAAGCCCGGGGCGCCCAAAGTGCCCGGGCCACCCCCACTGCTAATTGTGCAGGATGATTATGGAAACACAATCCCAGAAAAACCTCGCGAGGATTCCGGAGGGTCCCAAGAAATCCCTCGGGAGATCTCTGCCTCGCGCGCGTCCTCTCCCACTCTCTTCTCTCTATCTGCTCTTCCGGATCAACCTGAGAAGTCTGGATCTGCGCGGGCGGGCGCGGGCGCGCGAAGCAAACCCCAGGCCAGCGACATGGTGCCGAAGCCACTCGCCGCGGACTGGCAGCCGAGTGCGGCTCAGGTCGAAGCGCTGGCGGCAAAGTTCTCCGTGCCAGAGGACCGCATCCGAGCGACGGTGCCCGAGTTTCGGGTTTACTGGCGCGAGCAACGCTCAGGGGATCGGAAGACGCTGCGAGGCTGGTCCCAGGCGTTCGGACACAACATCGACCGCTTAGCCGTGAACAAGACGCTGTTCGTCGGTGTGCCGCCGCAGCAGTCCGGCGGTAGCAACGACGCCGACGCTCGCCGCAAGCGCGCCGCCGAAGTCGAAGCTCGCGCCAAGGCCACCAACGGAGGGGCCCGCCCATGACCGAGGGTCGCATCCCGCCTAGCGATCTGGACGCCGAGTCGGCTGTGCTCAGCGCCATCATGTTCAAAGCGACCGCGCTCGACGACTGCGAAACCGTGCTCCGTCCGGAGCACTTTTACGCTGACGCCAACCGGCGGATCTTCGAAGCCGCACGTGCCTGCGCGGCCACGGGGCGCCCCACGGACATCACGGCCATCACGGGCGCGCTGCGGGACGCGGGCAAGCTGCAAGCGGTTGGCGGGACCCCGTACCTGGCGGAGATCATCGGGACGCCGTCGGTGGCCAAGGTGGAGCCCTACGCGCGACGTATCGTCGAAAAGTGGCGCCTGCGGGAGCTCATTCGACACTGTCAGGAGATCGAAGCTGAGGCTTACGCGGACACCGGCGACGTGAACGCTTTCGTGCAAGCTGCCGAGGCACGCATCTACGCGGTGGCCGAGCAAAGCGACCGGCCGACGACGCTACATGGTGCGCGAGCGATCATGCAGCAGTGTTTCAACGAGACGAAGGACGCTCGGTACATCGGCAAGAACACGGGTGCCTCGACAGGATTTCTCTCGCTCGACAACCGCATCGGTGGCCTCAAGCCAGGGCGCGTGTACGTCGGCGCAGGACGCCCAGGCATGGGCAAGACGTCCTTCTTGGCGGCGGCCGCAAAGGCGGTGGCGACATCGAAGAGCGAGGCACGTGGCGTCTACCTAGCGTCGATCGAGATGCCGGCCAAACAGATCGGCGATCGCTTTATTGCCGTCGAGACTGGCATCGACACGCGGGCGATTGAAAACGGCAAACTCAGCGCGCGACAGTGGGAGCAATACTCGGCTGCCGTGCAGACCATCGGTGGATGGCCGATGCTCATTGAGGAACAGGGTGGCATCAGTGTGCCGCGTCTGCGGAGCTCGATCCGGCGCGCAGCAAGGGCGCTCGAGCGGGATCACGGCACCAAGCTCGGTCTCATAGGGGTCGACTATCTGCAGCTCATGAGCGAGGACTCGAGTGGGCGCAACAGCTTCAACGAGAACGACCGTCTCACCAAGATCAGCGCGGGGCTCGTGGGTATCGCGAAAGAGTTCAACGTGCCGCTGATTCTGCTCAGCCAGCTAAATCGCGACTGCGAGAAGCGCCCCGACAAGCGTCCCCAGCTCGGTGACCTGCGCGGCTCAGGCGCCATCGAGCAGGATGCGCACACCATCATCTTCTTTTTCCGCGAGGACATGTACCGGCCCGCCAAGGAGCAGAAGGATCGCACGGCGGAGTTCATCATCGCTAAGTGCCGCGGCGGCCGCATGGGGACGGTGCGACTTGGTTACCTCGACTACTGCACCAAGTTCGTCGACGAGCGCGACGATGATCCTGACGATGAGTACGCGGACCACGCCAACGTGCATGCGGCGCAGGGCTCGCAGCCGCTTCGCGACACCAGTTACGACTACCTAGACCAGCAAACGCTCTGACCACTGGGAGAGAAAATGGAAAACACCACCACCGACACCGCCGCATTCCCCGACGCCATCCAAGACGAAACGATCGAGCAGCCCGCCGCCACCGAGCCCCGCGACACCTACGAAGAGCTCGTCGAGCACGAGCTCAGCGAGGAAGACAAGGCCGCCCGCCGCATCGAGCTCGAGTCGATCGACCGCGAGATCATCCGGCTCGAGGAGCAGAAGAAGTCCGACAACAAGGTCGTCAACGGTGAGATCAAAGTCCAGAAGGCGCGCAAGGATTCGATCCTCCAGGCGCTCGACTCCGGCACCGAGAAGCGCCTGACGCAAGTCTATGAGAAGGTCGTCGAGGACAACGCGGGCAACATCGTGCGAATCGAGGTGCGCAGCGTCGACGATGACCGCCTGGTCGACGACCGTGCCGCCACCGAGAGCGAGTTGCGAGAGCATGCGGCGTCGAAGCAGGGCGACCTCTTCGGCTCGCGCGACAGCGAGCCCGCACCGGAGTACGTCTCGGACCCCGCGGACGAGGACGGCAGCGACGAGGATCTCGAGCCTGACCCCGCGTTCATCGCGCAGGGCGCCGAGGACGAAGGGCGCGTCGTCCGCACCACGTCGAAAGAAGTTCGCCGCAAGACTCGCCGGTCGCAGACCGAGGAGAACAGCGAGGCGTGAGCGAGCCGGACCTGATCGCTTCGGTCGATCCTGGCCTGGCCCATGTGGGCTGGGCCATCGGCGGACGCTACGGAGCGCGCCCGGAGATCGTCGAGAGCGGCTACATCCCTACCGACCCGAAGGCGGAGCTCGACGATCGCCTGCGTGAGATCTGGCTCGGGTTGGTCAGGCCGTTCAAGGTCTACCGCCCGAAAGTCGTGGCGATTGAAAACCAGGGACCAGCGTCGATCGGCAAGCGCAAGAAGCAACTCGAGGCCGCCGCGAAGGGCGAGAAAGCGGGCGGCTGGAACGCGAGCAACGATCACGTGTTCGAGGTTGTTGGGATCGCCAAAGCGGTCGCGTGGTCTTACGGCGCGCGCGTCGTCATGTACGCGGTGCAGACGGCAAAGAAGGTCGCGGCCGACAATGGCAACGCGACCAAGCAAGAGGTCATCAACGCGATCCGGCGCATCTGGTTTCCTGGGATCGAGAACGATGGCCAACCGCTGAGCGAGCATGAGGCGGACGCGATCGCGGGATTCATTTGCGTGGAGCGTACGCTGCACATGCAGAGCAAAGTGCGGAGGAGGTCAGCATGACGACATTCAACGGCAGCCTTTGGCGCTCCCTAGCCCAGTTCACCTTGCTCAAGCGCTTCGCCCAGCGCGACGCAGAGGAGTTCATCCTGCGTTTCCTGGCACCACGACGACTCTGGGAGCGTATGCGCAACCGCGTCGCCGAAAACTGCGAGGTGTGCGGTCGCGTCATCGAGCCTGGTGCGGAGCGGTATCAGGATTGGGTGAGCGGGCATTTGCGCCGGCACGTGGAGTGTCACGAGCGAGAGGAGGCGAGCTAATGACGGACGTTTACCGAGACACCGACGAGCGCTACCAACGAGACCCCGCCTTCCACGCGGCGGTCCGCACCATGGAGGCGATTGCGCGCGAGCACGGATTCACGCCGGGCGAGCTGAAGCAGATCGCGTTCAAGGCGGCGTTGAATCTCGAGGAGCGGCAACGTTTCGTGTCTGGAGAGCGCACCGTGTTCGTTCTGCGGCGGGCCCGTGTCGCCGCTCTTGTCGTACACGGGTGTCAACGGGCGTGTGCGGGTGGCAAGTACGAGCCGAGCGAGGAGGTGGAGGAGACATGAGCAAACCCCAACTCTACATCCCTGCCCACCGCGAAGAGCTCACAGTCGTGGACTGGTTCGTCATCGTCGGCCAGACGTTGCTCGCGTTCTGGCTGGCGTGGCGAGGGTACGCCACCGAGAGCGGCGTTCACAGTGTCGCCGCGGCGGGCTGGCTGTTTTCCGCATCGAACTACTACACGGCGCGGAAGCGTTACAACCCGAGGTTGCATTGATGCGAGATGCCGAAACGGACCGCTACGAGGCTATCGGTCGACTGGTGAGCGTAAAAATTGAGCGACACCCAGAGACTCACAAGGTGCTGAAGCTTGTGGCTCATGTCGAGGAGGCGAAGCTATGAAGCCGAGCGAGGTTCTACTGCAGCGTGTGATGGCGATTCACGAGGAGCAACTCAACGGCCACGCCTTGAGCACGACGGGTGGTGGGAGCCCCAGCGAGGCGCATCGTTCAATCCTCGTTGCTCACGCCGTTCGGCGCGCCGCTGGTGAGCTGTTCGACGAATTGTTCGAGCGGTTGGCGAAGCTCGAGGCAGCCCACCCGAAAGCGCGAGACATCGTGGGTTCGACGGCAAGCGGGGAGATGGTGCATGGGCTTGCCATCACCGGCCCCGATACCGTCGGCCCCGCCGATGCGAGCACGCCGGAGCGGATGCGGGTGACGGTCGCTGGTGTGGCTCCAAGCGAGGACGTGGTGAGCATGGGTCGGTACGAGCCAAGTGAGGAGGCGGAGTAGTCGTGAACAAACCTCAACTGTACGTCCCAGCCCGCGAGGAACTCACAGTCGTGGACTGGCTCGTCATCGTCGGCTAGGCATCGTGGATGCCGGGAGAGCCGACGTGATGAACAGCGAAGAAACCGCGGCGTGGCGCGCGGCACAAATGGCCACGACAACCGGCGAGCGCTGCGAAGACTGCGGTTGCTTGATCACAACGAGCGCCGAAGCGTTTCGGAACCAATGGCGCTACGGGCCCCCGGATATTGAGAGGCTCGAAACCGACAACCTGTGTTTTCCCGCCGAGCGTTACAACTGCGACGAGGGAGACTGTGAATGCGTGCGGCGAGCGAAGGCGAGGCGGCGAAGCCGATGAAACCCTCAAAGGAAACGAAGCGCTACCGCCGTGAGCTCGCAACTAGGATCCTTCGCAGCAAGCAAGCGCTCGGTCGCCACGACCGCTGCTGGTGCGTCGCTTTGGGTTTGGAAGCCCACCGTCTGGCCGCCTCTGGACTCACGAAGATCAAACTCAACGCGTGCGGCGAAGCGTTCCTGTTACGTGTCTTATATCTCCCGGCGCACGTGGAAGAGTTCGACGGTGGCGGCGTGACTTTTGTCTGGGCCGCACGGGAGCGCGCGGGTGGCCACTATCCAAGCTGGGACCCGAAGTCGCGAGCGCGTAAGAACGAGACCGCGGACATGGTTCGCCGGAAAGTCGAAGCGCGGAAGCCCTAGCCATCGCTGACCAGGGCTCCGGAGTCGATTGCCGCCGACAGCCGGAACCTAGCACGAGCGAGCGGGCCTCGCTCAAGGAGAGCGCAGCGATGTCGACCGAAGCAATCACGAAGGGTGACACCAGCACACACGGCCGCGCGCGCGGCGCCCTCGACCGAGAGCTCTACTGCCCGCGGCTCGAGCGCCTGCTGATGGGCGCGGCGTCCGAGCTCGGCCAGCGCGGCAACCTCGCCCAGGTGGTGGCGAGCATCGAACGAGGCGGCGTTGGCGGAGCCGGCGAGGATCCCAACCTCGGGATGCTGCGCAGGTTGGGCGCCACCGACAACCGCGGCATCGACGGCCGGGTCGGTCAGATCCGGGAGCTAGAGCTGCGCTGGCGAGCGCTGGATCGCAAACACCAGGCGACCGCGCTGGCCGAATACCTGGGCACGTCGCGGGCGGACCCGACGATCCGGGCCCACTTTGGCGAGGGGCAAGGCGGGCTCGCTGGGGTCGTGCTCCACAAGTGGCAGCAGAAGCAGGCGAAGGGCCGGGCTCGAGATGCCAGCGCCGGCAACGGAAGACTTTCGGTTGAGCTTGAACGCGTGCGGCGCGACCTGCTGCCGCTCGAGCAGGCGATCGCCAGGCTCGCGAACGACCGACCATCGGTGGCTACGGCGCGTGAACCCGAGCCCGAGCGGCCCTACGTCCCGCTGGTGCTGAGCCGCCGCGCCCGCCGCGAGGTCCTTGCCCCGTACCGAGCCGCGCGGGCTGCCTACCGTGCAGCCGAGGCCGCTCGCCGCGCTGACTTGGTGGCATGGCTGGTAGAGCGAGATGCGCGCCTGCCTGAGCTCCAGGCTACCGCGGCCTCGCTCCGAGCCGAACAGGCGCGTCTCTGCGCCCAGCAGGCCAGCCTGGCCGCCGCCGGCGACACCGTGGACGATGAGCTCGCTCTCGTGAAGCTCTGCCGTGGTGGCCTCACCAGGGAGGCCAGGGACGCCATGGTGGCCGCCGCCACGGCCGATGTGAGGGCGCTCCACCGGGCGTGGTACGCGACCGCCAAGCGGGCCGCCAAGGCCTGGGCCGACGAGGAGACGGCGGCCTGAGCCGCCAACGTCGCACCAAGCTCACGGACGAATGGGTGCCGCTCGCCGAGCACGCCAGGGAGATAGGCATGCCCGAGCGCACCCTTCGCCGGCAGCTCTACGCGCTCCACCAGCGCATGGGTGGCGGTGTGCTCCGCTCCTACAACGTGCCCGGCACCCGAGTCGGAAAGTGGTTCTTCAATCGCGCCGTGACCCGCGCCGTACTCGCCCGCGAGCCCGACGACACCGAGGTCGCGCTCGGTGAGCATCTGACGCGTATCGAGAAAACGGAAAATCGACTCGCGGCACTGCGCCAATCCCTCAAGTCCTTGAGAGCGCTCGTGAATACGCTGCAAAACCAGGCAAAGGTCTGATCGGTTTGCGGCCATCTGCGGCCATTCCCGGCCACGGGGCGCCTAACCTCTATGTACGCGCCGGCAGACACAAGCCGGCCAAGCCCGAGGCCAACCCCCGACGAGCCCTCACACGGCGGCCGGTGGGAGCAACGAGCCCGGGCGAGCCTGGACGGTCGCCACCGGACGAACCGGCGCCTCGTCGTCGGACCTGGTCACCGGGACCAAGCGCAACGGCGCGGCAGGACGCACCGGGGCCCAGCGGCTGAAGTCCTCCCAATCGGGAGGCGCGATGCGCGGGGTTTCGGGGGCGAAGGCCATGGCACGGTGGCGAGTATAGCAAACGGTAGGCCAGCGTGGCCGGCAAGACGCGGCTCGATAACAAGCTCATCGCCAGGATCTGCAAGCACGTCGAAGGCGGCAGCTATCCGGACGACGCCGCGGTCGCCGAAGGTGTGCCGCTCCGCACGTACCAGCATTGGGTGAGCCTCGGAACAGCCGAGGATGCCCCCGAAGACTCTCCGTACGCGGCCTTCGTCTTTGCGCTAGATCGCGCGCGCGCGCGAGGGAGGGTAGCCCTTGTCAAGGACGTCCGGTCCGGCGACACCCAAACCCGCAGAAAAGCCAAGGCTGCGGCCTGGTTGCTTGAGCGCACCCACTCCAAGCGCTTCGGCGCAATTATCCGCCACAAGGTCGAGGACGAGCTGAAGCGCCTGCTCGAGGTGGCGAAGAAGACGCTCGACCCTGGTCAGTACCGCAAGCTCTGCGAGGCGCTCAGTGGCCTTGATGAAATGGACGAACGGGTAGCGGGCGGCACGGACCCCGCGTCGCTGCAGTGACGCCATGAGCTACGTCGCCGAGGCGATCCGTAACCAAAACCGTCGCAGGTCGCTCTGGCCCGACCTGGCCCGCGCTGAGCTCGCCGAGCTGAACGTCGCTGCTGAGGCCGAGGCTGCCAATCAGCCCAAGCCGGCCGGCTATATCGACCGCAACTCGGTCCTCACCGACTACGCGGACCGCCCCGTCGAATTCATCCGCGACGTGCTGGGCGTCGAGCTCACGCCCCAGCAGATTCCGATCGCCCGGTGCCTCGTCGACCACGACAAGGTCGCGGTCAAGTCCGGGCAGAAGACCGGCAAGACGCTCCTCGACATTTGCCTGGCCGTCTGGTGGTGCTGCACGCGCCGCCGCGGCAAGGTGATCTTCACATCCAGCTCCTTCGAGCAGGTGAAGGATCCGATGTGGTCCGAGCTCACGGCGCTGTGGCAGCGGCTACAGGACCGCGGCATCGACCTGTTCCCCGAGCCTGCGCTCGACCCACGCACGGGCGTCCGCTGGCGCGATGGTCGGAGTATCCGCGGCCTCTCGACCAAGAAGAAAGAGCGAGCGGCCGGCAAGTCCGGCGCCGAGCAGCTCATCATCTTGGACGAAACGTCCGGCATCGACGCCGCCATCTGCGAGGCCTTCGAGGGCAACACGCTCGGCGGTGGCAAGCTGCTCTGCACGACGAACCCCACCGAGGTGAGCGGGTTCCTGTTCGAGTGCTTCCACAGCATGCGTGAGTTCTGGAAGTGCTTCACGCTCAGCGCGCGCGAAACTCCCAACTACGTCAACGACAACGACCTGATCCCGGGCCTCGCCCGCAGGCTCGACGTTGACCGCCTCATCAAGGCGTACGGCGAAGGTAGCCCCTTCGTGCAGGTGCGCGTCGATGGCGAATTCCCGACGACGTCCAGCAACGCCGTCATCACGCTGGGCCAGGTAGAAAAAGCTCTCAAGCGCTGGGCTTTGCTGCCCGAAGACTTGGCCGGCGGCACCACGCTCGATCTGGGCGTCGATGTGGCGCGCTTTGGCGCGGACGACTCCGCGATCACAGGTCGACGAGGGCTCCGGCTTTACAGCCCCGAGTGGTTCAAGGTCGAAAAGGACGTCGAAGCGGTCGTCCACGGCTACGACTCGCACGAGGTTGCTGGCGTGGTGTTGCGCTGCATGCGCGCGCTGCGAAGACCGGGCAACGAGCACGTTCGCATCAAGCTCGATGCCGCGGGCGGCTACGGAACCGCGGTGGCCGACGTGCTGCGGCACTTGCAAGCCGAGGGCAAAACCGAAGGTCTCGACCAGTTCGTGCAGATCATCGAAGTCAACGTCTCGGAAGCGTCGAGCGAGCCGGAGAAATACCCCAGGCTGCGCAGCGAGGTCTGGTTCAGTGGGCGACTCTTCTTCCAGGCGGGCGGCGTCATGTACGGCGATCCGCAGCTCGAGAGCGAGCTCATCGCGCCGATCTACAAGGTGACCCCCAAGGGGCAGCTAGAGGTCGAGAAGAAAGAAGACACGAAGAAGCGCCTTGGTCGTTCCCCCGACCGCGCCGACTCCGCGCTGCTCGCAATCTACGAGACGGGCCTCGGGCTCGCTGACGTCAAGCTCCCGGTCGTGGTGCCCTCCCGCTGGGGTGACAGCGCGAGCCGCGGATTCGGATGATGAATGAGTTTTTTCGGACGCCTCAAAGACTTGGTGTCACCACCCAAGGTGACGACCACGCGCGTCAACCTGCGTGAGAAGCCGCTCCACGAGCAGTTTCAACGCATCGGCGGCGGCCTGTCGCCAGCCGACGTTTCGCGCATCTTGCAGCGCGCTGACATGGGGCAGCCGGCCACGCTGATCGATCTCTTCAACGAGGGTCGACAGAAGGACGGCCACCTCCAGGGCATTTGCTACACCCGCGACATCGCAGTCTCGCTCTGTGGGCTCGAGTTCGTCGACCCCACGCCAGCGAAGGGCAAGGAAAAGCCGGCCCGGAAAGATCAGAAGGCGATCGACCTGTGCCGCCGCGCGCGGGACAAGTTTGACGACTTCCCGCGGCTGGTCGAGCACCTCACGGGTGCCTACGTGCCAGGGCACGCAACGGCAACGGTGCGGTGGGAGAAGACGAAAGACGGCCTCTTGCTCCCCGCGGAAGCTGAGCTCCTCAGTCCGCGCGACTTCATCTTCGCGCAGAAGACCGGCAAGCTCCGTTACCAGCGCGACCCCTTCGATCTCGAAGGCATCGACATCCTGGCCGAGAACCCCGGCCGCGTTGTGCAGGTGCAGCGTCGCATCACCGGCGACGTGCAGGTCCGCGAGGGCCTGATCCGCTGCCTGGTGTGGGCCGCGCTGTTCCGCAACTGGTCGCTCAAAGACTGGATCGCGCTCGGCGAAATCGGCTGGAAGCCCTGGCGGCTCGCCTCGTACAAGAAGGGCGCGAGTCAGAAGGACATCGACGAACTCATCGCGATGCTCGAGCGCCTCGGCGCTACCGGTGTCGCGGCGATCCCTGAGACCACCGACATCAAGGTCGAGTGGCCCAAGGGCATGGCGCCCGGTACCGGCGGCTCGAGCACGCACCGTGAGCTGCTCGACACCATGGGCCGCGAGATGTCCAAGGCCGTACTCGGCCAGACGACGTCAGCAGAGCCTGGACCGAACGGTAGCCGCGCCTCGGATGAAGTGCGCGATAAGGTGCGTGCCGACATTCGCGAAGAAGACGCGATCGCCACCGCCGCAGCGCTCTACAAGCACCTGTTCCGCCTTGTCGTGTCCGTGAACCTTGGCCCTGATGTCGAGTGTCCGGTGCCGTGGTTCCAGACTGACGAGTCCGTCGATCAGCTCGCGTTCGCGCAAGCCGTGAAGAACCTAGCCGACGCCAAGGTGCGGATCCCCCAGAAGTGGATTCGCGACGAGCTTGGCGCACCGGAGCCCAAGGAGGGCGAGGAGTGCATCGGTGAGGCTGAGCCTGAGCCGGAGCCCGATGGCGAAGACCCCGAAAAAGACCCTGAAGCGGACGACGCAGAAAAAGCCGCTGCCTGAGGACGCGACCACCGAATGGCTACGCAGCAACAGCAAGAGCCGGCCCAAAAGTGGGACCGTGTCGTACGGCGATCGATCGATTTCGACATCAAAGCTTTCGACCCGGAAAAGCGGTCGTTTGACGTAGTCGCATCGACCGACACCATCGACGGGCACGGGGACATCGTCGAGCAGTCTTTCGACCTCAAGCGCTACAAGAAGAACCCGGTTGTGCTGTGGATGCACAACTCGTTCGGCTTCCTCGATGGCTCGCGAGCGGAGGACTTCCTCCCGATCGGTCGCGCCGAGAACGTCAAGGTCACTGACGGCCAACTCGAGGCGCGAATCATCCTCGCGACTGCCGATGCCAATCCGATCGCCGAAAAGGTCTTCCTGCTCTGGCAGCAGAAGATCTTGCGCGCCGTCTCCATTGGTTTCCGCCCCGGGAAGGTCACGCGCGAAGAGAATAACGACACCGGCAAGGTGACGTACCGGCTCGCCAACAACGAGCTGTTCGAGATCAGCGTCGTTGCGATTCCCAGCAACCCCGACGCCGTAGCCAAAGCGCTTCACGCGGCGGAGCGTGAAGAGTTCAGCCGCCTGGCGGCCCCAACCGCCGCTAAGGGCGGCACCCGAGAGAAAAAGCCCATGAACGAGGAACTGCAGAAGGCGCTCGAAGCGAAGGCCGTCGCGGAGCAGAAGGCGAAAGACGCCGAGGCTCGTGCCACCAAGGCCGAAGACCGCATCAAGGAGCTCGAGAAGCTGCTGGGCGACGAAAAGCTCGTCAGCAAGAAGCTCGAGGGTGAGCTCGACGCCGAGCGTGCCGAGACCAAGAAGCTCAAAGGCGAGGTCTCCAAGGGCACGCTTGACGCGCTCCAGGGCGTCAAGTTCGAGCCGGCCGAGCGCAAGGAGCTCGACGAGCTCGTCGACACCGTCGGCATCGAGCGCGTGAAGAAGCTGCTCGAGAAACGCACGGATATCCCGCTCACGAAGCCGGTCACGGTCGACGGCAAGGCCGTGGGCGAGAAGCCAAAGACCGCACCGGAGCCCGTTGAGCAGAAGGCCGGCGAGGGCGCAGCAGATGCGCTCCTCGGTGAGGTCGAAACCCGCGCGTCGAAGGACGAAGGCACCATTTTCGCGGCCTGAGCCGCTCACATCCTAAAGCACGGAGCTGAAGAGCAATGGCTACCAGAGCAGATATGGATCTCCAGCGCGCGATCATCGTCACGCGCAAAGTTGTCGTCGGCGCAGTCGCCCTCGGCATGCCCGTCAAGGACGGCACCAATGACCACGAGGTCCAGCCCTGCGCTGACGGCGTGGATATGATCGGCGTCGTCGTCGCCCTCGGCAACGGCGCGAAGGTCAGCGGTGGCACGCCCGGCGGCGTCAACGACGAGGTGCAGATCGCGTACCTTGCTGGCGCTTGCGTCATCAAGGTCAAGGTCGGTACTGGTGGCGCCGTTCGCGGCAAGTTCGCCAAGGTCGTCTCGGATGGCTTCACCAGCGCGACGCCGGACGTCGCAACGCCTGCTGCGATGAATGTCGCCGGCTTCTTTACACAGTCCGGCAGCGCTGGCGACTACGTCGGCCTGGTGCCGAGCAAGAGCTGGCTCACCGAGTGAGCGGGCGCACACCGACTCCATCTCCTGAGGATCACCACCCATGAATATGATGATTCAGCACCCCGGCGCTCGCACGAGCAAGGGCCTGTCCTTCGAACGCTACCAGCGCGCCCTGTCGTCGCTGTTCACGAGCACCAAGGCCGAAGACCGCGCCAAGGTGAAGGCGGCCAACGACGCTTTCATCACCGGGCTGCGAAACCCGCAGTTCACCGACAAGCGCCTCGACGACGCAGTTGGGCAACTGGTCAAGGCGCTCACGCCGGCCAATGTGCACGTCGACAAGGTGCTGTCGAGCTTCTCGGTGGCCTACGCCAACGACGAGTTCATCGGCGAGCGCATCATGCCGGTGGTACCGGTCGACAACCGGAGCGACAAGTTCGCGGTTTTCTCGAAGCGCGACCGCTTGGCGGCACCGGACGATCGCATCGGGTTCCGGTCGAGTCCCAACGAGGTCGAGCAGAACTTCAGCTACGACAACTACTCGCTGAGCGACTACGGCCTCAAGGGCTACCTCGATCTGGAGATGGTTCAGAACGCGGACAACGTGCTCCGCGAGATGCTGAACACGATCGAGTTCATCAACAGCCAGTTGGCCTTCCGGCGCGAGATGCGCATCGCCGCGATCGCGCAGACCTCCAGCAACTTCACGACCGCGAACGCCACGACGAAGTGGGACACCGCCAACACCGGCGGTTCCATCATAGCCGATATCCTGGCCGCGAAGGCTGCGCTCTGGAACGGTCCGGCTCCTACGCGCCTCGTCGGGTTCACGACGCTCGAGGTTTGGAACGCCTCGATCATCAACAACCCCGCCCTCAAGGCGCTCTACTCGGGCGTCCGGGATGGCTTGGTCACGCAAGACATCGTTGCCGCGTACTTCGGCCTCGACGAGATCGTGATCGCAAACGGTCGCCAGGACACCGCGAACGAAGGCCAGACGGCGAGCTACGGCAAGCTGTGGACGTCGGACAACTTCGGCATCGTGCGCGTGGCCCGCAACCCGAACACGCGAGCCCTGCAGTGGGGTGTCACCTTCCGTGAGAAGGGCGACCCCTTCACCACGGAGTGGACCGACCCGAGCATCGGCAAGCGCGGCGGCATCTACGGTCGCGTCTCGGTGTCCGAGGACCACAAGGTCGTGTCCAAGGACGCCGGTTACCTGATCACCGACGTGCTCACCTGAGCGGTAGCGCCATGAGCAGCAAGAAGAGCCAGGGGCACGGCGGGCAACCGCCTCCTGCCCCGCCCGAAGAGCCGCTCGCGCCGCTCACGCCAGCGCCGGTGGCGCCCGGGACCGTCACCACGGAGACGCCCATCGGCACACTGGCGGCAGATCCGTTCGAGCCGCCACTGCCTGTGCCGCCTGTGGACCCGTCTGCAGGCACAGAGGCCGCACGAGAAGCGCTCACGAAGCTCGAAGACGACCGCAAACAGGTCGAAGAAGAGCGAGAAAACCTCGCAAAAGAGCGTGAAGCGCTCGAAAAGGCACGCCTACAGCTCGAGGAGGACCGAAAGGCACTTCAGGGGCGCAATGGCGCGCCGCCAGCGCCAGTGCGACCCGAAGACGAGCGACTGGTGGAGGTGCGCGCGGTCGTCGACATGATCGACCCGCTGCGCGTGCAGCATCGCTTCGCGGGTGACGAGTTTCGTCTGCGGGCTCGTGACGCTGAGGAGTTCGAGGAGCGCGGCCTCGTCGAGATCTTGTGAGCTGAGCCATGGCCGAGCCGATCATCACCAAGCAGCAGCTTGTAGCACGTCTCGGCCTAGTGCAGTTCACGCGAGTCTTTGACGACAACAACGACGGCGCGGCGGACAAGCTCTCCGAAGAGCAGATCCGAAAGGATGCCTCTGGCAAGGTTCGCGGAGCGCTCGGACTGGTCTACGACGCCGCGCTGTTGAACGCGGATACCTCCGACGAGCTTGTAAGGGTCACGCTCGACGTGGCCGAAGCCATGGCCACGAAACGCCGTCCTTCGATTTTGAAGGGCGGCGACTGGGTCGAGATGATGAAACAGGCCGACAAGGATCTGGAGATGCTACGCAAGGGCGTCGCCAATCTCGGCATCACGACCGCCCCGGAGCCTGCTGCCAATCACGGCGTTCGCATCACGAGCGGCAACCCGGCCAACCCGACGTGTCTGCCGGCGAAGATGTCGGACAACTGGGGCGATTTCTAGGCGGCACCGTGTCCGCCCACCTCACCTACACCTTCGACACCTCCGACTTTCGCACCAAGGCCGTCGGCACGCGCCACGTCATGGCGCTCGGGACGAAGCGCGCCGTCCAGGTAGCGGGCGAAGCGGCCGCGGTCCGAGCGAGGAGCGAGCACCCGCACAAGCGGCGCACGGGACGGCTTACAAGCCCTGCTGAGCTCAAGTTTGAACTCCGCCAGGCCGACGACGGCGGCTCCTGGGGCTACCTCGTCAACTACACGCCGTACGGCGCGTACGTCGAGTACGGGACCAAGCCGCACAAGATCTACCCGAAAGCCGCGCATGGCTTGATCGGTCCAGTCCGCGAGGGCCAAACCCGTCGCGCCACCGGCAAAGGGCCGCACGAGCACATCGTCGGGCGTGGCATCGCGCTTCGCTTCCGGGTCGGCGGCGTCATCGTCTTCGCCAAGTACGTCGACCACCCCGGCACGCAGCCGCTGCCATTTATGTATCCCGCGGCCCTGTACGCCGAGACGGTGCTCGCTCGCGAGACCGAGCTCGTCACGTTCGAGATGGTGCGGAAACTTTGGGAGTCTTAGTGCTGATCTCCTATTCGTACCTGCTCCTCGCGTGCTTTCTATTCTGGTTCGTTGGTTGCTGGATCTTAGGCGCGCTTCGCGGCAAGCAGTTTGCATTCGTCGCGTTCCTGATGCGTCCGACGCACGTCCCACTGATCACCTGGTGGACCCTGGGCGCGTTGCTGGTGCTTCGAACCCTCGGTCGCTGACGGGTACTGACCTGATCCATGTCTCACCGCGTCGGCGCACTGCTCTTACCGGTGCCTCCGCCGGCGTTCGGTCCGACCAGGCCCAACCAGCCAGCGGTCGCGCCGATCCTCGACCCCGCATTGGACGTGCTGGGTGCCTTCTTCGCAGCGATGCTGGACCACTACTGTGGGCAAGCGTGGGGCTCGATCGCTCCGGGTGAACCGCTCGTTCGGAAGCTCTCGGTCGGCCACGACCCAGAAGAGCTCGACTTCAGCGACAGCGACATTCCACTTCTGGCGCTCTGGCGTGATGGGGATGGGCAACCAACGCGCCTGCAGGACGGCAACGTCCAGACAGCCACGCAGGTGAACATCCTTTGGGTGGCGGCGCCGGCGGATGAGCAAAAGCTCGCGGCTCGCTCCCCGTTTTTCAACGCCTTCTGCAAGATGATGGCACTCGCGTTCCAACAGGAGCGCGACCCCTGCTGGATCAAGCCTGGCGAACAGGACAACGTCGTGGCCCGAACGTACGGCTCGTACGTCTGGGGCCACGCTGGTATCGACGGCTGGAACTACGGCGGCACGAAGCGCGTGCCGGTCGTGATCGCGGCTGCCGGTGAGCAGTACCAGTACGCCGGCTATCTCGCGACTTGGACCATCCAAGAGAGCACGTCCACTGACGGCTCGGCATTCGGTTCGACCATCAACGGTCAGCGCGTGGGCGTGGAGCCAACGTCGCTGCTCCTGAATCTCACGACGTCGACCGACGTCACCGAAGACGATCCGCCACCGCTCGTCGTCCAGCAGGCGCTCATTGGGCCTGGCGACGACTGACCAGGACCTCGATGCAAGTACTCCGAGTTTTCCCGAATCCGTTCGCCGCAACGGATAAGGACGGCGTTCCGTGTGCCGTCTGCCCCCGTGACCCGGACGCCGATGGCGGCGGGCCCGCGTCGTTTGTCGGCGCGCGCGTTTCGCGTAGCGGCACACAGGTGCTGCAGGACTTCAGCAAGCAGGGGCGTGTCGGGACGCTGAATATCGGCGACTACGAGCTTCGCAGCCCGATTCAGCGCACCCGGTACGAATACCTGGGCATCCAGTCCACCGATCCGGAGCTTGCGAGGAAGCTCTCCGAGAAGGCCCCGATCGAGCTGCCGGCGACGAAATACTACAAGGACCGGCTGCGCGAAGGCGCGCTGTTGCCCGCCGATGCAGAGACGGCGCACGTGGCGAAGCTGGCGGGCTTCGTCGATCCCAAGGTGGTGTTCGCGCGCTACGCACCCGCGCCCGAGTTGCCAGCAACGCCGGGCCTCGATCTGCTCCCGCAGTCGCCCGACGCGCAAGGCAACGTGCTCGAGGCGCCCGCGCTGCCCGACGGCGCGAGCCGCGGAGCCATCGACCTCCCCGCGGACGGCGAGTTTCGGTCGCTCGATCTCGATGCGCCGCTCGGAGGCCGTTCAGAAGCCGCTCCGGCTGACACGAGCGCCAAGTCGACCAAGCCCAAGAAGCCGAACCAGGAGTCCGCGAAGTGACCTTCATCATTCCCGGCTTTACGCCTGACGACCGCGTCCCCGGTGTCGTTGCTCGCAACGAGTGGGGCGCCGGAAAACAGAGCAGCGGATCCGCTGTGCTGTATTGCGTCCTGTTCGGCAACCCCGGTGCAAGCGCCCCGATGACACTCGAGCAGCGCTACCCGATCACGACGCCGGAAGAGGTGGACGCGCTCGCTGATGCGCGCTCCGAGCTCGCGCGCATGGCCCACGCTGCGCTCGACATCCCGGGTGTCACTTTGATGATCGTCGGAGTCGATGAGGTTACGGGCGGCACCGCCGCTACCTGGACGATCGACTTCGGTGGCACGTGGACGACGGGCGGCGAGATCGCGCTGCAGCTCGATGAGGAAGTGATCCGCGTGGCGGTCGCGGCCTCCCATACCCCGACCACGTTCGGCGACGCTTTCGAAGACGCCGTCAACCAGGCCCAAGACGGGCGCTTGTTTTGCACGGCCGTCAATACGGCTGGTCGTGTCGTCCTCACCGTGTACAACGCCGGTGTTCGCGGCAATCAGCACATCGGCTTCGTCAACACGTCGCTCAAGCCATCGGGCATGACCGTGACGATCGACCAACTCTCCGACGTCGTGAAAGCCGGCTCCGGCTCCGGCCCAGCGATGACGGCCACCGGTACGGACACTGCCGACCACACGTACGTCCTCACCATCTCGACGGGCGGAGCAAACAGCGGCACCGCGCAGTACACGCTCACCGTGGATGGCGGTACGCCCACCGCTCCGGCAACGCTCCCGAGCGGTAACTTCGCCCTGCCGGGACACACGGGCATCACCATGAACGCGCCCGCCGGCACCTACGTGCTCGCCAACACCTACACGTTCAGCGGCGTAGCGGCGCTCGCGAATGGCGGCGTGCCCTTCATGGGCGGCGCTGGCACCGATGACATCGATGCGGCGCTCGACGCCACGGAGAGCGTCACGAACGACTACATTGGCCTGGCCCACAACGATGCCACGAACCTCGGCAAGGTCGAGACCAAGTGCAACGAGAAGGCCGCGTTCGACGTGGGCCGTCTCGAGCAATACATCACCTGCGCTCACCGGGGCCTGACCGCTGCGATCGCGATTGGCCAAACGGCCATGAACGACCAACTCGGGCAATGCCTCTGGGTGCAAAACGGCGTCGAGCACCCGAGCCGCGTGGCGGCCCGCATGGCCGCGCTCCGCAGCGTGCTGGAGGCCGCGCAGCCCAACACCAATTACGATGACATGGTGCTCCCGGGCGCCGCGCCGCAGTTCCGTGACGCCGATGTGCCCAACCGGTCGACGCTCAAGAGCGCGCTCAACAACAGCCTGACACCGCTCGTCACCGTGGATGGCGACCTGCAGATCGTTCGCTCGATCTGCTCGCGAAGCCTCAAGGGCGCGACGCCGGACTACCGGACGTACGACACCGGTGATGTCTCGGTGCCGATCCGCATCCGCAAGGATTTGGTCGCGCTCGGCCGCGACATGAAGTCGGGCAACCCGTTCGCGGGTCCCGATCCCGAGGAGGGCCTGCCGCCGGCGGGGACCTTCACGCCGAACCTGTGGAAGGGCCAGGCCGAGGCGTACATGCGCGAGCGCGCAACCGAACGGTACAACTGGGTCACCGACGTCGACAGCAATCTCCCTCAGGCCGAGTGGGATCCGGACGCGAAGCGCGTCATGTCGCTCGTCCCGCCCGTCGTCAAACCGCAAAACCACCAACTCGGGATCATCGTTCGCCAGACGGCGGCGTGAGGAACAACGCAGATGGCAAACCCTCGCGTCAAGCCGGGCTCGATCTTCTACGGCACGTCCAACAAGCGCATCGGCACCCTTCAGGGCTTCAAGTACACGATCACCAACGGGTCGGGTCAGGAGCTCGCGGACGCCGGCGCCTTCAACACCGACGGCCAGATCACGACCAAGCTCCAGGCCGACAACATCTCCCCGCTGCCGGGCTTCGATGCTCCGATGATCGAGGACTTGATCAACCAGCAGAATGCCTCCATCAGCCTCGGCTACATCGGCGGCAAGATCCACGTGATCGACGACATGCGCCCGGTCGAGGTCGAGGTCTCCGGCGAGGTCGCATCTGGCAAGCAGACGGCCAGCTTCAATTGGCAGGGCGGCAAGCCGAAGTTGGTCGGCTGAGGGTAGCGACAGCATTCCAATAGAAGCGGCGCCGGGAAGGCGTCCATGAAGCTGCGGCGCGCCGCGGTGGGCTTCGTTCTGACGAGCGAAACGCACCATGGGCAAACTGCAGAACATCATCAAGGGAACGCGCGCCGTGAAGGCCGTGCCGTTCCGCTTGGCTGATGCCCCGCCCCTCCAGTTCGGCGAGGAGACCGACGAGCACACCATGATGGTGGGCTTGCGCGTGCTCACGCCGGCTGAGATCGGTGACGTTTACGAAAAGGCGATGGCTGACGCCGCGAAAGCGGGTGTCACCCAATGGCTCGACACGCATCCGCTGTGTCGACTGCACGAGATGATCCACACGGTGGCGCTCGCGGCGGTCGACGTCGACAGTCCGGATCGTGCCGAGCCTTTTTTCGTTGGCGGCGCCGAAACTGTTCGCACGCACCCTGGCATGTGCGGCGACAACCTCGCTTACCTGTACGAGCAACACCGGATCTGGCAGGACGAATGCAGTCCACGCGGACCCGCTAAGACCATCGGCGAACTCGTCGCCATGGTGGCAGAGGAGGCGGCGCGCCCGGAAAATGCGCCCGACGGCCCTTTCTCGCGATTGCGGCCCAGTGCTCTCAAGAGCTCGCTGCACTCTATATGCGTCCTGCTATCGAGCTCACTCGTGGACAAGTTGCAGTCTTCCTCTGGGGGCGGCACGAGTTCCGACAATGGCGGGAGCGAGAGCGAAAGTCCGGTAAGCCCGGCCTCATCGGAGCCATTGGCGACGACGACGACCGGTAGCGAGGATCCGTGACGACGTTCGAGAGAGCTGTCGCCAAGGCGCGAGCACCCGGGGCGACGCTTGTCCTTCAGCCCTGGTGCTTTGCCGACGAGTGGTCGAAAAAGCCAACGACTCCGGTCTGCGTGGGGCTGCGTCTGCTCGCCGACAGCGAAAAGACCAAGGCGAGGCTCACGGCCGAGGAGCTTGCCGACCAGGTGCATCCGCAACGCGGGCCGAATTGGATCGACAGCTTCAACGACGCCCTGATTCGTCAGGTGGTGGCGCTCGCGCTCTGTGACCCCAATGACGTCAAGAAACCATTCGACCTGATGCCCTTCCCCGAGTCGGACGTCAGCGATGCCTTCACGTCGCGCGGCGCCGCGCTCGTGTTCGAAGCCATCGACAGCTACGAAATCAACTCGAGCCCCATCGGAATTGCCGCCGATCGTCCGGAACTCGACAAGCTCGCTCACCTCGTCAGGCTCGTCGACCCGAAAAGACTGCCGATGCCATTGCGGCGCATGATCGGGCACGTTGTTGGTGAGCTCGATCAGCTCGTGGATGAAGATTCAGTGGACGCCGCCGGCATCAACGACACGGGCAACGAAGTCGCTCCCGTCGTCAGTTAGCAGAGTCTCGTCGGCAACCTGCTCGGGTCGAGTCAGGTCGATGTAGAGCAGGCAGGAGCTCACGTCGAAGCCGAGCGCACGGGCTCGCTCGTGCAGCACAGCGAACTTGGCGCGACCATCGGTGAGCAGCGATCGCAAGTGCAGCTCGTCAGCGTGGAGCAGCACCAACTCGGCCCGCGCCTCCTGCAACTGACCCTCCATGCGGCCGCAGATCCTGGCCACGTCCGCAGCGAGCTCCGGATCGCGGAGCGCTGCTGGTGCCGCCGACCGCATCTCCCAGACACGTGAGTCGCGCTCCAGGCGCTCAATGCGCTGCTCGAGCAGGACGGCGCGCGAGACCACCGTCCGGAAGCGGGCGGCCTTGTCGTTGAGCTGCTCGGCCAGCCGCTGCAGGTAGCGCGCCACCTCTGGCTCGACCGGTCTGCGGGGCTCGTAGCCCAGGCGCGCCAGTAGTCGTTTCAGCACTCCCCCCACCGTAAGCCTCCCCCGGACCCGTGGCCAGCCCCATCCGCATCAGAATCGGCGCCAGCCTCGAGGCCAGCGTGGATAGGGCCTTCCAGTCCGCCGTCCAGAAGGCTGGGCAGGCCGAAAAGGCCATGCAGCGCCAGAAGCGAGAAACTGCCAGCGTTGCCGACCAAGAGGCGAAGCGCCAGCTCAAGGCACAGGAGCGGCTCAACAAGGTCGCCGAGACCCTCGACCGGCAGCGCTCCCGCGGTCTCTTCCAGCAGTACCGGGCCCAAGAGGCGGCGGCCGAGCGCGCTGCCAAGGTCCAAGAGCGCGCCACGGCGCGCGCTCACGCTGCCGAGCGGCGGGAGATCGACAAGACGTGGCGGGCGCTCGAACGCTCGCTCTCACAGGCACAGCGCAAGCGCGAGGCGGCAGACCGCCAGGCACAGCGGGTCTCGGCTCGCCAAGGGGAGAGCTTCGCGCGCCGCACCAGCCACCGCGCCAGCCGCTTTCTGATGCCGGAGGCGCCGCTCGGCCCGATGGCGCTGCGCGCGCTCGGTGGCGTTGCGCAGGGCGCGGGTATCGACTTCAGCATCGCCGGCGCCGTCGGACGCGTCGTCGACCTCGAGCAGACCGCCCAAGACCTCAGCAACTCAGGCTACCAGGCAGGAGCCACGGGAGCGAACGGAAAGCGCGTCGATCCCCGCGAACTCGTGGCCCAAGCGCGCTCAGTGGCCGGCACCTACGGCATGGACGCCGGGGACGTGATCGGTGGCCTCGTCCAGTACCAGAAGATCGCGGGCGACCTCGAGACGGGCCGTCAGAACCTCGCCCAGATGGCCGCTCTGGCCAAGGCGACGGGCACCAACCTGACCGACATGGCTGCGGCTACTGCCAACGTCTCGAACGGCCTGGGCGAAATCCCGAACAAGGCCGAGGCAATCGACTCGGTCATGCGCACCATCGCCGGGCAAGGCAAGCTCGGCGCCGTCGAGATCTCCGACATGGCGACGCACATGGCGCGCATCGCGGCCGCAGCGTCCAACTTCAGTGGCGACCGCGCGTCGAATATCTCGACGTTCGGTGCGCTGGCGCAGATCGCTAGAGCCGAGGGCGGAGCACCGAGCGCCGCGGAGGCGGCCCGCTCGATGGGCGGCTTCGCCAACACGTTCAAGAAGAGCGCACGCAACAAGGAGTTCCAGGCGATCGTCGGCAAGAGCGCCTTCACGGACAAGAGCAATCAGTTCCTGCGCGGCCCGCTCGATCTCATCAAGGATGCTCTGCTCGCCACCAAGGGCGACCAGATCAAGATGAACAAGATCTTCATGGACGTCGTCGGCGCCCGCACGATCACGGGTCTCACCAAGACGTTCACGGGCGCCGGCGGTGGCGCTGGCGGTATTGCAGCCGTCGACAAGCAACTCGAGCGCATGCTCAAGGCGCAGATGTCGAAGGACGAGGTCAAGGACTCGGCCGCTCGCGCTGCTGCCACCACCAAATCGCGCGCGGCCCGCTTCCAGAACGCCTGGGACAGCGTGGCCGACCAGACGATGTCTGAGCTACTGCCCTCCCTCGAGGACGCGAGCGACGGGATTCTCAAGTTCGCTAAGGTCGCGGGCGCTGTGGCGACTTGGATGGTCCAGAACCCCAAGTCCGCAATCGCCGGCGCCATCAGTGTTTCCATCGCGCGCGCCGGACTCGAGTCCGCTTTCCGGGCTGGCATTGAGCGCGTCATTCTTGGAGCCAACAACTCACGCGCTAGCAACGTGGGAAACATCGCCAGCGCTCTCGGCGGGGCCTTTACGATCGCCTCGATCGCAGCGTCCGTCATTACGGTGGCGCAACTCTACGCCGAGAAGATGTACGACCAGTCCGGCAAGGACTTCTCGGAGGGCATCGACAAGTCCGCGCGCGCCGACGACCTAACCAAGCAGATCCAGCAAGCGATGGCCGCTGGCGACATGGCCAAGGCCGAAAAGCTTGCTGAAAAGCAGGTGCAGCTGCGCAAGGAGGGCGCGCAGAAGGTCGCCGACAGTGAGAATTTCACCGGCATCGACAAGTACCTCGACCAGATGGCGCGCGGCGCGCTCGTCACCTTCGGGCAAGGCGACGTCGTGCGCAATTCTGACAAGGCCGTGGCCGAGCAGTTGCGACAGAACATCGTCGAGCTCCAAAACTCCAAGGCACTACTGGCCGAGATCAGGGACGCAATCCGTGAGTCCAAGCCGCCTGTTGGTGACGGAGCTGCACCTGGTGACGGGCGCGGGTCGCAGTAGTCATGCCCGCCTTCGATAGCGCACAGCGCGCGAGCTTCAATGGGATCGCCTTCCCGGTGAAGACCATCTCGATCAAGGGCAAATATCGGCACGCCGACCACGAGTATCTGCGCGTGCCCGGCGCCGTCATCGAGAAGCTCGAGCGCTCCGTCTACAGCATCGAGATGCAGGCGGTGTTCGACACGAACATCCGCGGCTACGGGCAGCTCTGGCCTAACGGCGTCCAGGCGCTGCGCGCGCTGTACGAAGCCGGTACGACCGGGCCGCTCGTGGTGCCCACCATCGGAACACTGCCGGCCTTTCAGCCCGACTGGGACCAGAACATTGAGATCGCTAAGGTCCGCTCAGGCGAGACCATCAAGCTGAGCTTCAAAGAGGATCAGACCCAGAAGTTTCTGCAGCTCGCGCTTGTCCAGACACAGCAGCAGTCGCTGGCCACGACGACGGGCAACCTCGCGACGGTGCTGGCGAGCCTGAATCCTCCACCTGAGGATCAGTCGCTATTCGATGGCATCGTGAGCAGCGCGAACAGCATTTTGGCCATCAAAGATCAGGCGGATCTTTACGGTGGACTGCTGTCCGTGAAGCTGCAGACGCTAACTTCGTTGTTCGACCAAGCCGATAAGCAGCTCGAATCACTGAAGGACCCCGCGAACTTCGAAGCGCTCGATGCGTTCCTCGAGATGTGGAACGCGGCCGTCAGGATGGCCACGAATCTTGCCGATAGCCCACGCGGCCCGCGCTCGTACACGACGCCGCGACAGATGAGCGTCTCGGACATCGCGACCGCCATCTACGGGAGCAGCGAACGGGCCCCCGAAATCATGATGAACAACCGGTTTTCTGACCCGTTTGCCGTGCCAGCGGGTGAAAAAGTCATCTATTTCGAGGACGCGGGCCTGCTCGCGGCGTGATCCGTGGGGCACGCCGTCAACGAGGACCGATTCCGTCTGGTGGTCGACGGGAAGGACTGCCCGATCGCCTCGCGGTACAGCGCAGCCGCGGGCGTCTTCGATGTCCCATCGCAGTTCGACATGCAGGTCGGCCACAACGGCCTGCTGACGGAGCTGCTGCACAACTATTGCGAGTTCACGCCCTTCGAGCTGTACGTCAACGATGTGCAGGTCATGGTGGGCGACATCGACGAGCTCACGGGAGCCGGCGGCGATGGCACGGAGCTCAAGATCGATGGTCGCGACCGGCTCAAGTACATCGTCGACTGCGAAGTCGAAAACGACGAAGAGGTCAAGGACGTCACCTTTGCCGAGCTGACCGAGCTAGCGATGAAGCGCGTCGGTCTCGGCGACGTCTCGCTCGTCAGCGACAACTTGGCCAACCGGAAGGCCATCACCGGAAAGTTCAAAATCACCGAAACGGTGAAGCCAAACACCGAGGAGACCGACAGCGAGATCGCTCAGACCGTCGAGACTCGCACGCGCCTGGTGCACAAATCGCTCGAGCTCGAGGCAGGCTCGACCTGGTGGGACATCCTTATCCCGCAATACCGGCGCGGCGGGTTGTTCCTGTGGGCCGACGTTTTCGGCGGCTTCGTGCTGGCGCAACCGAACGGCAAGCAGTCGCCGCTTGGTCGGGTCCTTCGTCGCCGGAGTGGAAACGGTGAGTCCGGTGAGGTCACGATCCTGGGACAGCCGGACTTCATGCGGTCGGCGAAGCCGCGCTACACCGCCGTACAGGTGCTCGGTCGCAAGGGATCAGGCGCCGACGGTCGCGGTACCGCCAAGAGCAAGCGCCTCGACCAAGAGATGATCGCGCTGCTGAACCCGCTCGAGGCGGACCGCGCGAACGGTGGCAAGCGGCAGAAGGTCAAAACCTACCGGGACGACAAGGTCAAGACGCCAGAGCAGGCAGACTTCTTGGCACTCCGGCAGCTGGCCGACAGCCGCCGCAATGGCTTCCGCCTCGTGTACACCGTCTCGGGACACACGTTTCAGTCGATCACTGGCAGCGGTCGCCTCGTCTGGCAACCCGACACGGTGATGCATGTCGTTGACGACGAGCTTGGGATCGATGGGCCGATGTACGTCGACGACTGCAAATACTCGAAAGACGTCCGTGGCCGCACGCAGACGCGCGTGAGTCTGATGCGTTGCGAAGACCTGATCTTCGGCGAAGAAGACCTCCTCAACCCACCGCGCACGGCGAGCAAAAGGGGCCTCGTGCGGATCGGACGCACCGAAGTGTTCCGGCCCCAATGGGTCAAGGATCCGAACTGGGGCGGACTCCCGACACTGCGCGGCGTGCACCTCGACGACGATCCCAGCTTTTCAAATCGAGGGCAGGTTCCAACCGGAGGCACGGGCTTCGTGGTGGACAAGGGCCTTCGCAGGCGTCAGTGATGGGCGGCTACGTCGGCATCACCTTCGAGCTGGGGCAGATCCAGTTCACCGAGTACGACGACCGGGACGTGCTTCGCGCGCAGCCTGACGGCCTGGGCGAGGCGCCGCGCGTCGGCAGCAAGCAGCTGCACCACACGCTGGGTTTCACCGCGCGAGCTCTCGATCCAGACACTGACAGCGACGGAAAAATCATCGAGGGCTCGGGCGGCCTGGCCCTCATCGGCAAGGATGGCATCGAGCGCTTCATCGTCCCGCTCGGGGATCCGCGCAATCTCGCGAAGCTCCCGATCCTAAAGAAGGGCGAGGCCATGATGTATGGCCCTGCTGGCAACTTTGCCCGCTGCCATGCAGACGGCTCGGTCAGCGTCTTCACGACGACCGATGGTACGCTCGACGGCAAGAGCGTTTTCTTTCAGGTTCGCCCCGATGGCTTCGTTCTCGTTGCGCCCTGGGGAAAACTCACGTTCGACGACGAAGGCTTTCACATGCTCCACAGTAGTGGGGCACGCATGGAAGCCGGAGCGATCGGCGGTCTACCCGACCCGCTCACGGACCTGATCGGCAGCTACTTCAAGATCGGCGCGGCATCGGTCGAGATTGACGCCGCGCTGACAACCATCGGCGCGGCGGGCGGTGTCCCGGATTCAGCCGCGAAGTCCACGCCGGTCATCGCGGCGCTTGCTGCGATCGGCTCCGCGCTCAGTGCGATTCAGGCCGCGCTCGTGGCGATTCCGCCCGGTCTCACCGAGCCAGCGAAGACCGCGGCGGCGGGTCTCGTGACAACAGCTGGCGGCTTCGTCGTTCCAGCGGCCGCCGCGTGCGCCGCTTCTGCGGCAGCGGTCCCTTCGAGCACCACGGTCACCTGACAATGGCCTGCATTCCAGCACCGACTCTGCCTGAGCCGCCTTCGATCTTCCCGCTCACGCTCACGCCGCCAACGACTCCCGACCCGGGCTTTCAGGCTGCGTGGTGCTGCAAGCAACTCGCGTTCGAAATACCGACACCGCCAATCCCGCTTCCGCCATTCACCGCGAACGCAGCGACGGCGGGGATCATCAAGGCTGCGATGGCGACGATTCAGGCCTACCTCGACGCGAGAAGCTTCGACTGCCCCCGAGAATGACATGGGTTTCGGATCCTCAGGTGCTGGCACAACTCCAGCCGGCTTCGATGCGCCTACGACGACCGAGGAGCGCCGACTCACCAAGATCGCTGCCTACAAGGTCGATGGCGCGACCCTCGATTACGTGCGGGACGACGCTGGTCGACTCGTTGGCGAGCACCCGATCGATGCCAAGGTATTTCATCGGCTGAGAATCCGTGCGCGCTCGGTGCGCTCGGCGCCGGGCACGGGAAACGAGTCGGGCAACAGATTCTACGTCAACCCGTCTACGCTCGAAGCCGAGGTCCGCGACGACGTCAACCAGGCGCTCGGTGACATGCTCGCCTCCGGCGAGATCGCTGACCGTGGAATCGAGTTCGATCGCTCCGTGCCGACTCGAACCGCCTACCGCTACCACTACGTGAACCTGAAGACAGGCAAGCGGCAGTTCGTGCCCTCCACCTGACATGCCCACCGTCGACCAGCTCCCCGCGCCCATCCCGACCACGACGCGGGATCGCGAGATCGAGAAGATCAAGCGCAGCTATCTCGTGCGCGTGCCCGACGCGGACACGGGCGACAACTCCCCGGTCGATACCGACGCGCGCATGCTCGCTGACATGCTGATGCCGCTCTACGCTGCGGCGCGCATCAACAACGACCAGACGGTTCTCGAGAACGCCCGCGGCGAAGCGCTCGACGCATGGGCGGCACGCCATGGAGTCGAGCCGCGCCGGGAGGAGTTTGGGGCTTCTGGGGCCGTCATCTTTGCGGGCGGCGCCGGTGGCGCCACCATCGCAGCCGACGACGAGATCAAGCACGAGGCATCGGGCGTGCGGTACAGCGTGCTGACGACTGACCACTACGTCCCCGGTGACCCCGTGAGCATAGTCGGCAAAGACACCGGCCCCGCGACGAATCTGCCAGCGGGCACACAGCTCAAGTGGACGTCTCCGCGGTCCGGTTGCAGCGACTACGCTCTCGTGGCCTCGGGTGGCCTAAGCGGAGGACGCGACAAGGAGAACGACGCCGAGTTCTACTCGCGCATCAAGAACGAGATCCAGACACGCGCCGCCTCTGGCAACGACGCCGAGTATCAATTGGAAGCCGAGAAGACGCCTGGCGTGGCGATGCAGAAGTCGTTCACGTACCCGGGGATCTTGGGCTCGGGCACAACGTGCCTGGTCTTCACGATGCTTCCGGAGCACCCAGGCGGTTCCCGCGTTCCCAACAGCACACAGGTAGGCCTCGTTGAGGCGCACGTTGTCGGACAGTTCCCCGGCGACGACGGCGCGATGTTTGGCTTGGTCGCCAGTGAGAACGCCGACGTCGTCTACGAAATGGACTTCGTCAACGGCTGGGCAGATCTCGCACCATGGCCGCGCTACTACGCCGTTGCGCCATCGAGTGGGCCAGGCGCCGTCAGGGTGACGGCCGCCACGAGCCCAACGTCTTTTACGCTTGGCACGTCCAATGGCATCTACACGGGCGCGCAGCAGCCCGTGGTCGGGCAAACCATCGGCTTCTACGACTCGCCCAACTTTACCTTTCGACACAAGCGGATCCTGAACGTGGCCGGCACGGGGCCCTGGGTCATCACCTGCGACACCACCAACAACGCCAGCGACGCCAGCTACGCGCCTGTTGTCGGGCAACGCGCCTGCCCGTGGTCGGATTCACTCGACGCGCCCGTAGCCGGGGTGCTGGCCTACTTCGACACGCTGGGGCCCGGTGAACAGGTCTCGACCTTCTACGACGAGGGCACGCGACAGCGTCGACAGCCGCAGCCACCAGCGTTCTGGCCGCACCGGATCACGACACGAGGCTTGATTGATGCGATCACCTCGCCTGAGGTCGAGGACGTTGACGTCCTGGAGGGTGACGGCGTGACACCTTCGGTGGGAACTCCGGGCGTGCTCAGTCGGCTCCTGCAACTCCGCTGGTTGAGCGTTTTTCCGAAAACCATCTGAGCCATGAGCGCCCCCGACTTCCTCGTATTTGATGGCGGAACCGATGAGACCGGCACCGTCGTACCGCGTAGGCCTTCCACGGATGACCTCGGCGGCGACGAGAAGGTCGACGACGCTATCTTTCCGCCGGATGAGACCGAGCACCCGACGTCAGCAGGCTGGAACCAGCTCGTCAAGGTCGTGGCGGCACTCTCGCGGACCGCGCCAGCGTGCAAGCTCGAGGTTCGCTACAACGCTGGGGCGCCGTACATCGCGCGCGTGGCCGCGCTGAGCGGCAACGTTGCGCTCTCGACGTTCGGGACCCCGACTGACAACGGGACCGGCGACGTCAGTATCACGTGGCCAGCGAACACGTTCCCGACACCCACGCTATCGCCGTCGGGCCTGACGCCGTTGTCGAGCTCGAGCGCATCGATTGACGGCCACGTCGAAGAGATCACTAACGGCATACGCGTCCGCATGTTCTCGGGCGGCGCCGCCGCGGACATCCCGTTCACGATCGAGCTGAACTAGGCGACCATGCCGGTTTTCTCCGCCTTCACGCCATTCGGAGCGCTCCGCTTCTCGTCACGCCCTTCGCACGGTGAGCAGTTCTACCGCGAGATGGTGAAGTCGCTGGGTAGCGGCGCCAACTACTCCGACGACTTTGACAGCCTCGTAGCCGCCAGGCTCTATGCCTGGGCGATGGCGCTTGGGCGCTGCAAGTACGAGATCGAGCGACTCGGTCACCAATGGGACCCGCGCCGCGCGCTGGAGGGTCTGCCGGTGCTCGAGCGCGAACTCGGCATCGTTCCTGACCGGGGCGCAACCATCGCGCAGCGGCGCGCCGAAGTGGTGGTTGCGAGCCGCATCGCGCGCGGCGGCAACCGATCGAACGTCGAGGCGGTGCTC